TATCGGCCGTTTTTCCGCAACGATTCTTCTTCATAAAAGTTCCTCCTTTTGATCCGGTGCCCCGTTGGGGCTGCTTCACTGTTCAGGTGGGCCACCCCGTCACGGTGGCCGTGGGGAAATCCTGTACGGACACGGCAGAAATCTGCATGGGGCCGCTCCATGTCAGGGGCCTTGTGAACCCCTGCACCAGATGCCGCTCCACCGGAGACCCCGCCTTGTCGCTCCGTACAATGGAGATCAGTTCATTCTCGTTCAGGTGCATGATCTGACTGCACGAAACCGAGACGGACTTTTGCAGTGCCGCAGACCGTTTCAATTTCCACACAGCCAAGTCCTCGCACTGCCGTTTCGTGGAATACCCCGCCGCCCGGTAGCGGATGGTTTTCCGCCCAATCCGACTTACATTCGTGCTGCTGGCCGGGTCAAGGTTCTGCGCCCGTCCCGCCACCTGCGGGCTGTTGTTTACCGCTTCGCCGATCACAATGAAGTCGTTGTAGACCTCCGTGTTCTTCTCCGTGTACTCCGTCCCCAGCAGCTCCGCCTCGCTTTGGGAAAACTGCCACGCCAGCGGCTTGTCGCTGTCCAGAATGTCGTCCTGAGATGGGTCGATCCGCAGCGCCCCGGAGGCGTCGTATCCGATCCACGCCGCCAGCATTTCCGCAAGGCCGAGGCACACGTCGGCGTAGCTGCCGTTGTCGCTGTCTATCCGCAATGTGTAGGGTGCGTTGGTCAGCAATGCCGAGGAACCGTTGGGCAGCGCCTGTGTCTTGCCGTTGTAGTATTCCGTGAATACCGGCGGCACATTGTCCACCATCTCCCCATTCCCCCGGTCCAGTTTCAAAAGGGCTTCGATGGGGGTAAACACGTTGGTTCCCGCCTTCACCTCGTAGGTGCTTTCCAGATAGCCGAAAAGCGTTCCGTCCAAGTCCGACCATTTATCCACCAGATTGTACTGTGCCGTCCGCTTGGCCGGTTCCAGTGTCTCCACCGGGTCCTTCACCAGAAACACGCCCTGCTGAATGTAAAAGTCCGTCCCGTCGCTGAGCACAAGCCCCTCGTCCAGTGCGATCCGGTTTCCAAACCATACCCGGTTCACGTTGTAATCAAACGCGCCGTCCAAATTCGCCAGAGTCACCGAGGCCGTCCGCCGCTGCCCGTTGTTCAGATTCACCGTCAGGCTTCCATCCGCCAAAAACGCCCCGGCCCGCCGCCTTGTGGGGTTGTTGTCTAAGGCAAAGGCCGTGGAGCCGTCCGGCTGCAAAAACCGCAGGCGGCACAGCTTGGTAAATGGCATCCGCAGCATCCGGCGGTAATCGTTCATCCGTTCCGCTTGTGTCATATCTCTCCCGCCTCCTTGCTACGAGAATAGGGCGTCGTCCGCCGTCAGAATGATCCGCGCCCCTTCCACGGTTCCGGTCTCCACCCACGGCAGCGTCACCGTCTGCACCTGCTGGCGGCTCCCGTCCATGGTGCTCATGGTAATGGCCCCGCCCGCCCGGATCATCCAGAGGTCGCCCCGCCGGTCCTTCAAAAACAGGGTATCTTGCGTCGTAGACAGGCCGTAGATGGCGTTCCGCACGGCGTTGGTATCCGTATACTCCCCGCTTGCTAAAACGCGCCCGATCGCCGCCGAGAGCGTACCGGAGCGGTAGTCGCTGGGGGACGTCTGCACCGTGGGATACCGGGTGAAGTTTCCAAGCACGCTGGGGCTGTTGTTGTTGCTGATCTCTCCGCTGGCCACGTTCAGGGCGAAGCGGAAGATTGCCTTGGGATGATACGCCCCCGCTTCATCCTGTGCGCACTCCAAAAGTGTCCAGTCCCAGAAAAGCGGCGTCACCGGGTCGGATGTCAACGGCGCCGTAATGATAATCTCCTGCCCCGCCTCGTTCTGCCCAAGGCTGAACATATAGTAGCGGTACGTTTCCCCGGACACCGCCCTGCAGTCCCATACCGCCCGCTGCTCGATGGGCGTTTGGGCCACCAGTTCCAGCCGCGCGTCTCCCTCCCGGTAGCGGTAGATGGCAAAGCCCGTCAGCGTGCCGCTAAATTGAATGTTGCCCGCCTGTAAACCGCCGCCGGCAAAATTCGTCTGGAACAGGGAACCGCCGGGGAAGTCCACCGGCTTCCAACCCGCCAACGACAGGATCTTCCCCAACTGTTCCTCTGTCAGCGTCCCCTCCGATACCCACAGGTACTCGCAGGTCTGAACGCCTCCCAGCGTCAGGGCCGTCACCGCCCGTCCGCTGAGGTTTGCCACGCCTTGGAATTGCTTTAAGAACAAATCTCCGTTGGTGGGATACAGGTCCGCGCCGGGATACAGGTCGTTGGCGGGATACAGCCCGTTTATGAAGGTGGCTTGCCGCAGGTAGATGTTTCCTCCGCTGAGAACGACCGACCAGCGGTCCGCCGGTGTGATGCCGTCCAGCGGGTTGGCCCATACCGACACCCCGCCCACCGTCAGGGAAATGCCGCTGGACCCAAGTGTCACAACGGCGGCTCCCCCCTCGCTCAGCCCAATGGTGACGATGGGATTGTCCCGGTTTACATCTACCGTACCGCTCCATACAAGGCTCCACGGCTGTGGGAAATTCATGGGCTGGCCCGTCACCTTGTCCCAGACAACGCTGCCATCCGGCCCAAGGATCAGCGTTCCATTTTCCACCTTGGGTTCCCCTGTCGCCGTTCCCGGAATGTCGTACAGCCCCGGCCAGCTCACCCGGACGCCGGATTTCCTGCACCCGGCACAAACTGTCATGGCCCCCAGCAGCGTGGCCGTATCGTATTCCACTTGGAAATTCACCCATCCGCTGTCCGCCTGTATGCCGTTCTCCGTCTGCACCTGACAGCGCACGGCGTAGGCCGTTCCTGGAAACAAGCCGTCGTAGTCCAGACGCAGTTCCGCCGTGCCGTAAATGCGCCCGCTGTCATAGAGGACTGCTTCGCTGTCCGCTGCCCGCAGCGTCCACCGGACCCAGTTCAAAGCGTCCCCCTGCGCCTGCGTGTAGGTTGCCGTAAAGGCGTACTTCCGCACCGCAAGCGGCGAGGGGATGGCCGTCACCGTCACCGTCGGCTCCGCCCGTGTCAGGAATACCGACGCGCTCCGCTGCGTCACGCTTTCCGTGTCTGTGGTCCCCCACCATTGCTTGATGACCAGCTTATATTGCTGCCCGTTGGTCATCCCGGCCCCGCTCAAGGCGCTGTCCGGAATGGTGTAGGAGAAAAACACAATGTTCCCGGCGTAGTCCGTCCCATAAAAGGGGCACCCCGCCGTCTGCTTTCCCGTGGTGTATACCTGCGTGGATCCCGCGTCGTTTTTGTAGATGGTCAGGGAAAAGGCGGTCATGGCGGAATTTCCGTTTACCTGCCAGCTCACCGCCAGCGGCTTTGTGACGTCGATTGTGCCGTTTCCCAGTTCCCCAAGGGACGATGGATAAATATTTGTAGGTTGAAAAAGTGCCATACTCCGCCTCCCTTAATGTTTGTATAGGCCCAGGTTCCCAGCCCCGCTGTTCAGTGCCCGCATCACCTGCGCCACCGTCAGCCGGTCAGCCGCCTCCGCGCCGATCTGAACGCCGTTGACGCTGTAGCTGTCTCCGTAGTGGTCATAGCTGGTGCGGCTCATCACTGTTTTCTCCAAGGGGCCGTTTCCCCGGTTCTCGGCTCCATAGAGCCAGCCCAGCTCGCTCATGCGTTTTTGGAACGTGCTGTCCGCGCTGGGTTCCAGCATCTTCTCCGCCAGGAACGGCGGGATCACGATCTCGTCCCTCTCCGTGGCCTTGATGCCGCCCAGCCCCTCCAAAATGCCGCCGGAATCGTAGGTCTTTGTTTTGCTTTTTGAGGCTTTAGTCGTGTTAGGCGTGGCCTTTACCGCGTAGCCATTTTTATCGTAGGTAACGGTGTTGGTCCCCTGATTGACTGCCTTCCCCGCCAGATCCGTTCTTCTGGAAAGATCCGGCCCCCGGATAGAGTTTTTCACGCCCGTGACCTCTGCCGTGGTATCCCGCCAGCTGCCCTTACTTCCCCCGCTGGACGGGCGGAACCCTTCGTTCATTTCAGCGTCTGTCCAACCGCCGCCGGGGTTCTTGTTGAAATCGAAATGGTAGCCGTTTCCTCCGCCGCCTGCAGCGGCGTTTGCCGCTTGCTCCCCAGCCTGCTGAATGTCATTCATGGCTCCGGCGATGTACTCGTTCAACTTCCCCAGTAGCCCGTTTACCGCTTCCACCTGCTCCCGCATCTTCGGGGTGCCGTTGGCGGCGAGGTCGCTGAGAATGTCGTCGATCTCCCGTGTCGGCTCCTGCAGGCTGTCCGTGATGGATTTCCACTCGGCCTTTAGGGTGTCATAGGTCTCCTCAATGAGCTTTTTCTTGGCTTCCAGCTCGTCGATCTCCCGCTGAAGGGCCAACTCCCGCTCATATTCCGCCAAGTCCTTTTTCGCCTGCTCATAGGCATCCTGCGCGGACTTCACGGATGAGGCGTTGGCCTCCCACTCCCATTGCCCGGACGCGGCGTTGAATACCCGCACCGTCCGTTCCTTCTGGGCGTCTAAAAGGGCGTTCTGCTTTTCCAGAACCGCCGCTTTCAGTTCTTCCAGCTTGAGAGCTTCGTCCTCGGCCTCTTTTGCGTCCCGCAGCGCTTCGATCTGCTTGTCAATGGCAGCCGTCTGCTTGTCCCGAGCCTCCGCCGCTTCTTCCAGCTTTTTGTTAACGGCATCTTCCAGTTCGTCCCAAAGATCCTCCTGCAGTTCCTTGATCTGCTTGGTGATCTTCCAGTGCTCCGTGGACAAGGCGTTGATGTCCGCCTGACTGGCCCCGATCCGCCGCATATACTCCGCCTGTGCGTGGAGCGCCGCTTGGATCTGCCGCATCTTGTCAATCTGGTCCGCCGTGCTGTCCCCACGCTCCTGCATGAGGGAAAGCTCCGACTTCCGCAGGGATACAATGTCCTTCAACCGTTCCAGTTCTGCGTCCTTCTCCGACTTCCCTGTGGACGATTTCGATGCGGACGATTTCGAGGTGGACACGCTGCCAACCTTAATATTCCCTAAAGCGGCAAGCCGTTCCTCCATTTTCTTCATGGCGTCAAAATCAGAGACGCCTCCGAACAATGCGTCAATTTGGCTTTCCGGCACGCCCTTCATGCGAAGCGTCCGCCGGTACCCGGATAGCTGATCGTGCCCAGCCGTTCCCGCGAGGGCCTGCATAGCTTTGATCTGTTCGTAAATGGCCTCGGTGGTCATGTCATAGCCAAGGGCCTTTTGAATTTCCTGTGTGATAACGCTCTCGGCTGCGGTCTTGGCGTCCGCCGCCGCAATGCGGCACTCATCCTCCTGTGCCGTAATGTAATCTTTCAGGGCACCCTTAGTTAGCTTATAGCCCTTTTCCGTCTGCTCCAAATACCCTACAAGGTCCGGGTACTGGTCCAGAATTTTAGAAAGGGTATCGGCGGAGATCACGCCGGTCTTGTTCGTTTCCTCCTGTGCGGTTTTCAGAATGCTGTACCGGGCGGAAACCTCATCCAGCAGCGTCACAAGGCTACTGTACTGCCCCGCCGCCGCTCCGGCAGCGTCCCCGGCGTTTTCTGTGGCTTCTGCCAAATACTCTGCCCCGGACTCCGCTTCGCTTTCGGCTGCTGGTAAGTTCAAAACGGCATCCAGCACCGCTTGCTGGGATTTTGTCAGCGCTATGCCGCTGTCTTTCAGGATTTGGTATACCTCTGCCTGCTGCTTCAGGGCCTCCAGCGTCCCGTTATAACCAACGATCTGGTCATCGGTCAGTTCGCCGCTTTCCCTGATGAGACTGTTGTATTCGTCCAGCGATTTCAGCAGATAATTGTTCAGGGCGTCCCCACTGGCCTTTACGGTTGTGTCCACTTCCTTCAGGCTGCTGATGTACCACTTCGAAAGCTCCGTTCCCTCTCCGTAAATTCGCTGGATGGAAGCAATCGCTTCCTCCATAGAACTATAGGATGTCCCAAGCTGCCAGCTTCGGACCTCTCTCCCGGTGGTAACAGTGACCTCCTGATTTGCCTGCTTTTGGGCTTTTTCCTGTTTTAGCTGCTTTTGCAGATCGATTTGAATGCGGAGTTCCTCATTCTCCTGTTCCAGCGCCGCCTTCTCGGATAAGATTTCGCCGGTCCGCTCATTCCACGGGATCTCATTGATTTCCTTCAGCCGGTCCTTATTTTTCTGTAGCTGGTCGGAATTGTCCTGTAGCTTTTCGTCAATTTCTTCAAGGCTGGGATCGGCCTTGTCAATGGCATACGCAAGCCCGGTAACGGCTGCGCCTGCCGCTAAAATCCCAAGGACCCACGGGTTTGCCGCGCTGATGCCAAGGAAAGAGGTCAGCTTTGTAATGCTTGCCGCCGCTCCGGCGGCGCTTTCAAATGCAAGTGCCAGTCCGCCCACGGTGATTGCCGCATGACCCACATCGGTATCCAGTGCTTCGACCACTTCAATCAGAACATCCAGTCCATCCTTAACGGTCTCAGTGTCCAGAAAGCTCTCAATCAGTTCTGTCCATTTGTTTTGCAGTACGTTGGTCTTTCTTGTCCAACTATCTAAGGCGTTAGCAATCTCGGTATCTGCACTCCCCGCCGCATCACCAAAATCCTTCAGCATAGACTGGTACATATCCCAATTTTCAATCAGTGCCACAAGCTGTGTAGTCCGCAGCTTGCCGCCGATGTCATTGATCATGCTGAAGATTTTGGAGGCGGTGGTGGTATCTTCCTTGGCCGCTTTTGCCAAAGCCCCTATGGCCTCCATGGGGTTAATCAGTTCTCCGGTTGCTTCAGCAGTTTTCACAACCTCCGGTGCAAACTGCTTCAATACATCCATCAACCCGGCAATCTCACCGGTGGTCCATGTGACCCCTTCCTCAATTTCTGTGGTGGTATCCCCTAATATATTCAGGAAAATAGCCCGTAGTGCGGTCGCCGCCTCTGTGCCGGACCTCTGCGTGACCGCCGTTATCGTACCGATGGCAGCGGTCAGCTCATCCACGCCTACTCCGGCGGTCGCCGCCGTGGGGGCGATTTTGCCAAGGCCCTCCGCAATGGCCTGAATTGATGTCGCATAACGGTTGTCGATGGCATTCGAACCGTCCAAAACCTTGGTCAGTTCCTCGATACTCCCACGATATTTGTACGCAGCATCAACAGATAGCAAAAATTGCTGTGCGGTCGCTGCATCGGTGTCACCCACCAGCTTTGTTTTCGTCGCCAGCTCTGCAAGGGCGGCAGCCTGATCTCCATAACCGGCCCGTGCAAATGCCGCAACAGAGTTCAGGTATTCATCTGCCGATTCTCCGTAAGCCGACGCCACCTCATACGCCCGGTCCTTGAGCTTTTCCATTTCATCTGCGGTGGCCCCCGTTACTTTTCGGACCGTGACCAATTCATTGTCCACGGCCTTCATGGTATCCACAGCATCGGTTACGGTACGAATCGTGGCGGCAACAGCAGCATTTAAAATCTGCCACTTCGTAATTTCGGTAAATAGCTGTGAAAGCGTCTTTCCAGCATTTTTGGTACTTTTCTCAATGCTCTGCATCCCCGCACTGAGCTTTTTCGCTGCCGCTTCCCCCTCTGTTCCAACCTCTTTTACCTTGGAAGAAAGGTTTTCCATCGGTGCGGTGTTGACATCCACGGCTACCTGTCTGCCCTTTTGCTTCAGTGTGTCAACGGCCTTTTCGATTTTCTGTATTTTTGGCAGCGCCTGTTCAGCTCCAGCCACATCAACCTTGATTTGAATAATTTCCATGCAGGCACCTCTTTCAATCGAAACAGCCTTGTTTTCGTTCTATTTGTGCGGTATACTATGTTAAAGTCGCTATTTTAAGGATTTTCATGGATGAATGGCTCCAACTTTGAGCCTTACTAATCTCCCGATACGTTTACCTGAAAGCCTCGTTCCGCTAAACCCTTCAGCAGCGCCGCCTTTGCGTCCACGGACTGCTCCGTTTCCTCAATAAACGGTCTTGGAAACGGCATCCGATATGAAACCAAACCCTTTTCAACCACCTCAGTCAGCGGAATACTGATTGGGTGCTGTGCGGGTGTGTTGTTTTCCACGATCAGCGTGTGTCCTTCTTCAACACGGCTGTCATAATTGAGTACATCGGAAAGACCTCCTTTGTCCTCCCGGCGTGAGTCCGGGTATTTCGGCATATACGCATCGTAAACTTCTTCATGTACCTTTAGGGACATCTCTGTTTTGACCGCTTCAGCTACCTCATTTTTCAAACTCTCATCAATGGCGGTCCCAAGACGTGCCATAATGGCGGCATACTCAGCAGAAATGCTCATGTCCTTCCCCTTTTCCCTTTCACCGGCCGGTTAAGGCTCTGATTTTTGTTTTAAGGACGGTTTTTATGGCTTGCGGAATTTACGGCATCCACAACCTCATCAGCGATAAGTGGTACGTCGGTCAGGCAATCGATATCCGTGCACGGTGGAATGCACACAGAAGCAATCTAAAGCTCAAACGAAATGAACCGCTCCACCTGATCTCCGCTTGGCACAAATACGGCCCCTCGGCCTTTGAATGGCTGATCTTAGAAGAATGCCCGGAGGAGCAGTTGGACGAGCGGGAAATGTACTGGATTGAGCAGAAGGGTTCCTTCCGCAGCGGGTATAATCAAACCCTCGGCGGCTACGGAAGCACTGGGCACCATCAATCCCCTGAAACGTTAAAACTGCGAAGCGCCGCTATGAAACTGGCCGCCTCAGACCCGGATTACCGCGCCAACCGCTCCAAACTGTCCAAGGAGATGTGGCAGGACCCCGCATACCGGCAAAAAGTGGTCGCTATCCGGCAAAAGGCCATGGATACGCCGGAATATAAACAGAAGATTTCCGCAGTCTCAAAGACCCGCTACCAAAACCCCGAATACCTTGAAAACTACCGCCGAAAATTAAAGGCTTACTATGCCGACCCAAATAACCGTTCCAAAATTCTTGCCGCCGCACAGCAGCGCGGCTCTGATAAAAAGCGAAATAAAAAAATCGGTGCGTTCCATAAAAAGCGCTACGCTGAAAATGCCGCTCTCCGGGAAAAAGTCTCGTGGGAAGCTGCTTCCCGCTGGGCTGACCCTGAAATTCGGGCTAAAATGGTCCGCGCTCAAACAGAGAGCGCGCAAAAACGCGCTACGCCCGTTTTGCAGATGGAAACCGGTATCGTGTTCCCTTCCATGCGCGCCGCCGCGGACAGTATTGGCGGCAAAGCGACCCCTGCCTCTATTTGCGCTGTCTGCAAAGGATTGCGGAAAACCTGTTACGGATTCCATTGGCAGTATGCAGATGAAAATCTCGGAAGCGCCAAGGCGTGAAACATTCGCGCCCTCGCGCTTGCCCCCTCTTGCGAGGGGGCTTTTCTGTTTTTCAGGGTCACTTAGTCCCCCGTGACTTCCAGAACCGCCTGTGCGGTGTACTTGGCAGCCCCCTCGGCGGGATACTGGATGGCGATGCTCCCGGTGCCCTGCGTGCTCCCGGCGGTCACAATGCCGTCACTGGAGACCGTGGTCCCGGTAGCAGTCCCGGCGGTCACGGTGTACTTCAGCAGGCTTGCGGGAGAGGGCGTCACCAGTTCTCCGTTTTTCATGACCAGCTTGGCATTTACAGGGGCAGTGCCGCTGGCGGCCACGCTCACCACACCGCCGATCACGGCGATCCCAGCCACCTCGTCGCTCTCCTCGTCGGGAACCAGCACCATGTAGGCGGAAGTTCCCATGCCGCCGCAGGCGTCGCACTCAGCGGAGATCACCTCGGCGTCCTCGTTGATGGCGCGGCCGGTGATGGTGGTGGTATCATAGTTGGTCTGGTCGCCGGTGGTGTTGGCCCCTTCGGGATTCAGATACAGGCGGGGCACGATCAGGTAAGCCCAGCCCCAGCGCGTTCCTTTGGTGCCGGACACGTTCTGATACACGGCGATCTGAGCGGTGAAGTGGACGATGCGGCCATTAAAGGCGCTGCGCACCACGCCCACCTGAGCCGCGGGCTTCTTGGCGAAGTACCACACCTTGTAGCTCTTGCCGCTCTCCGCGGTAAAGCCGGTAATGGCACCGGTGGCAGGGTCGATGGGATAGGGAACGCCGCCCACAGAGTAGGAGGACGCAGCGCCTACCTCCTGCACATAGCAGAAAATAGAGGAATAGCCGTACTGGGCCACCGGCACCAGCTTGCTCACGTCGGCCTTCAGAGAAGTGCCCGTGGCCTCTACCGTCTGGCAGACGGGGGAAACGGCGTTGTAGCTCACGGTGCCGCCCACAGCCATCATCTTGGTCATCAGGTCGAAGTCCGCGCGGGTGAAGTTCACCTGCACATCGCTGTCGCTGGCAATAATGGTGGCGATCCCGTTGCCAAGGCCCGCTCGCAGAGGTTCGATGTTGCCGGAATACTGGATATTTCCAGTGGTGAACTTGTCGCTCTGGCTCAAAACCTCGCCGGTAACAGGGTCCTGAAGCTGTGCGGAGCAAATGCCCTTCGGATAGAGTCTCTTGTCAGTAAAAGTGATCATGTCTGTTCACACTCCTTTTTGAGTTTGTTTTGTGTTGTTGATAAATTGGCTCAGCGGGGTCGCTGCCCCCGCGTCCTCCCGCTCCCGGTCATAGAAAAGGTGGGGTACAGGGTTCCCGCCCTTCCACTTCACGCCGTTGCCCTCCGAAATGCCACAGATCAGATAATCCGCCGCCCTCTGGATGGCTTCCTGACGCCGTTTCAGTTTCAGCAGGGGCCATTCGTCCATTTCTGTTTCCTCACAGCCTGTAAACAGGGCGATAGAGGAAAGCAGACCGGCCGGGTCCCGGCGCAGCTTCGGCCCGTTTCTCCGGGCCAGCTCCGCCTCCGCTTCCAACAGGTCCGGGTTGGCGTCCTCATCCGTCAGCTCAATGCCGTTCTGATAGGCCAGAATAGCCCTGAGCCGCTGGAATTGTACCGGGGTAATGGTGATTTCTTCCTCGCCGTTCCATGTAAAGCATATCCCCTTTAAGTCCATTGTGTTTTCAGGGGAAAGTTTCACATGAAACAGGCGGATGCGGTCTGAAAGGCTCCGGCCCTCCCCCAGCCGCAGCGCCAGCGCCAAAAACGCCAGCGCCCGGTTGAAAAGACCCACCGGTTCCTCTCCCCGCTCCATGCTTTCCAGATCCATGACCCAATAGGCTGTCAGCAGAGGCATGACCGCATAGCGCACAGGGAGCGCCTGCTGGATCACGTCAATGGCTGGTCTCGCCCGCTCAAAATCCTCCTGCTCACATACCCGGATGGGCCATAGGGTCAGTCCGGCGGTTTCTACGGGTTCGTAGCGGTCCGCCGCCCGCTTGATATTCCGTGAGAGTTCCATCCTTTTAATTCATCCTCTCCAATATCTGCAATCAAATGGTAATGCCCGCGCTGGCAAACAGCGCCGCAATACAGGCCCCGGCAATCAGCCAGATCACCTTGTCCACAAGGCTGTCCCACCGTTTGGCGGACTTCCCTTCCATTTCCGTCATCTTTTCATCGATCCGGCTCACCTTGGTCCCCATCTCTTCCTGCTTGGTCGCCATTACCTCTACGCTGGCAGTCAGCTTGAGCAATGCCTGCTGATCCCGCTCCACATCGTCCATGCGGTGTTTCAGGGATTTGATCTCGTGCTCGTGGCCCTCTATTTTTACGGCTGCTTCTTCCATGGTCATGGTGGCTGTCCTCCCGTTGTGAATTTAGTAGTCCTCAATGGTATCCCCCATGGCGGCTTCGCTCTCCGCCCAATGTATGCTCATTTTCAGTTCCCGGCCCACCACCGTGCCCGTCTGGTCATATACCGGGCGGCTTCCGTTGTCCGCATGTGCGGCACGGGAGAAATCGCACACGCCGATCCCCGCCAGATTCACGCCGTTCAGTGCCTCGATGATGCACTGCTCCATATCGTAGGAGCGGGCGTATGCCTCCGTTTTGGTAGTGGTCTCTTGGTTTACGTTGCAGGAGATCACAAACGTGATCCCGATCCGCGCGTCAAAGGGCGTCTGTGAAAAAATGCGGCCCAAATAACATTTGATCGTGCTTTTCGCCTCCGTCTGGGCTTCTCCCCAGAACTTCTGGGCGTAAAGGCGATACCCTTTCGGGTGCTTGCGGCGCTGGGTGTCGCTGTCCACTACCGGCTCGTTTCCGTCAAAAAGAAGGCTCTGCTTTTCCTTGGCCGTTGGCAGCCGATCTCCCAGCGGCTTGGCCCCGTCATGCCATAGATATTTCATCAGCCGGACGCGGGGGCGGGTGTTGTCGTCCACCGGCTCGTAGCCGTCCGGCAGCGGCAGGTCCATCAGATAGGTCAACAGCTTGTGGGGGATCTCCTCCGCCCCACGGAAGGTCAGAAACCCGCTTTGGACTCTCTCAAATGGATAGGTGGGGCTGTGGAAGGCCGGGTTCATTGTTCACCGTCCTTCCGCTTCTGAAAGGCCGCGTCAAAGGCGCTCCGGGCCTCCTTCAAATCGTTCAGCGTCTTTTGCACCGCCTCCGGCGTCATGCTCTGCGCCGCAAAGTCCTGAAACCGGCTCACGGGATCGTTCATGGCTTGCAGCATCCCGTAAATCTCCGTTTTCAGCATCTTTTCCAGATCGCGGTAGTCCGCCAGCAGGTCAAAGGCCTTGTCCCGTAACTCCGGCCCCTTCCCTTTCATGCGGTCGATCTGGTTGAAGATGTGCCCTCCGGCCCAGCGGTCGTAGTCGTCGGCGGACATGAGGTAGGTTTCGCCCTCCACCGGTTCAAAGTCCTCTCCCAGATACAGCTTCACAAAGCCGCCCATAAGATACCGGCTCCGCCGCTCCACGTTCTCCTTGAAGTAGGGGAGCACCTGTCCACTCTCCACCCGGACCCCCATCCGGTCAAAGCACCGTCCGGCGCACTCCGCCGCGAACGCCGCCTTTTCCATCAGGGGCACATAGTCTCTGGCTGCCAGCAGCCCTTCCTCCGTCAGCTTTTTCCATTCCATATTCGTCATTCCTTTCAGATTTTTTGGAATTTCTCACGGTTGCTTCCCCGCAGGGGGCACAAGGCCGCCCGCGGCGTGTTTTCCCATTTCCCGGTCACGCCGCACAAATGCTGGTGTCCGCAGATGGGGAATTTCTGCCCCGGCTGCTTCTCGCACAGCAAGCTCACCGTTCCGGGCCGCTTGTAGGCGTATGGACACTTCTCTGCCATCACAAGCCCTCCAATTCGATCTCCGCGCTGACGCTCTCACCCTCGCATCTGGCTGTCACCGTCAGCGGCTTCGGGCTGTTTCCCCAGCACCTAACTGTCAACTGGTTCCCGTTTACACTTACACTGTAAGAGCCCTCTGCGGCTCCCTCATAGGTCCACTCCACCGCCGCGTCCTGTCGAACGCCGCCGATAAATAGCGCCGCCTCCAGTGTCTCCACATCGTAAGGAGACATACGCTTGGGGATCTCATTCAAAAACCGTACCGCCGGTGTTTTTGCCGCCGATGCCTCCACCGTCACTGTAAACTCACCGGCATAGTTCCGGTTCTGTTCCAGTGTCGCCTTGATCTGGCAGGTGCCCTCACCCATGGCGGTCACAACGCCTTTTCCGTCCACCGTGGCTACATTGGGATCGCTGGACGTCCATATATAGCCGATGGGATGTTCCTCCGTGTTCTCCACCTCGTCCCCGTTCCGCCGGGAAGCAGCGGTAAATTGGGCCGAGTCTCCCGCCGTCATGCGGGGCGCCCCGGTGACAAATACCGCCCAGGAGAAGTTTTTCCCCCCTGCTACTTTTGCTTCCAGATCGTCGATCTCGTGGTTCGGCTCCTGCATCCGGGCGTTGAAATACAGCAGGTGTGTGCTCTCATCATCCCCGGTAAACTCCTGCGTCACGTCGGAGTAGCCCGTGATCTGATAGGCCCGCCGCCCTAAAATCAGGCGGCTGTTCTGGTCCAGCTGCTCCGTGTTTTCGTTTCGCTGACAAATAATGTTAAAATATCCCTGCATGATGAGGGTCATTTCCTGAAAGTCATTGGAAGTGGCCTGCGCCAGTGACTTTTCTACAAGGATCGGTTCTTCTCGGATGTTGCCGTACCAGTCCAGAAACCGCCATACGGCGTTGCACCGCCGCATGATGCCGTTCCCTGTGGCGCTGGACAGGTTGGAGGGGTTCGTTACCAGCCAGTAGGAACCCATGGTCTCCACCTTGGCTCCCTCCGGGATGTAGTTCACTCCGGCGTCCGCCACCAGAAATGCCTTCTGATCATCGGTTTTCCGGGTAAGGCTGACGCCCTGCTTGGTGGTGTCGGAGAACCGGATGCGTTTCACGCTCCATTGGTAGAAATCTCCGGGAACCAAGCCCTGCATCCGGGCCGTCACAAAGTCCGTTGCGTAAGGAGCCATTTCCTCCGCAAACCGGGCCGTGGCATCCGCAAAATACTGCCGCTTCCGGTCCCGGTATTGAGCCGGAGCGTTGGTCGCCCTGCCGTTCCCGCCGCTCAAAAGGCCAATGTTTTTCATGCCGTGCTTGGCGTCCGCCATGTGGTCCCCTCCTTTCAGATCAGCTCCATCTGCCGTGCCGACCGGTGGAACGCCGTGGCGTATACACAGTCCTGCTCATACTTCCGCAGTTCTTCGTTCAAAAGCCCCCGGTTTTGCAGCTTCTTCTTGTTGCCCTTTTCCATGTACTGCGGTTCGTTAGGCGGGTTAAAACTCCGGTCATGATCTTTGGGCGCGTCGCTGAGCCAGTTGCGGAAAAACCGCTCGTCCCATACGGAGGCTACGCACAATCCCAACAGCCGCTTCTGCTCCGCTGTCAGGTCATGGGCAAAGGCCCCGTCGGTGTAAAAGTCCATTTCGTACTGTAATCCCGCGTCCATCTGGGGAGGAAAGGTCACGGTCCCGGTCTCCGGGTCATATACCGCCTCTCCATACGGTACTAAGAGCACGGACCCGTCCGGCTGCTCCGCCCGCTGTGCGCAGGAGAATAATTCGTAGCCGGTCATCCCTGTTTCCACCTTGGTCTCCGCCGTCAGGCTTTCCTCCGTGGAGACCCATGTGCTGTCTCCGTATGCCGGTTCCGTCAGTCCATTTTTCAGGTAATCCACCATCTCAGGGGGACGGGTGAATACCGGGATCGCGTTTTTCATGTACAGGCTCATCCGCCGGAGGAACCGCGCAGGGCTTTCCGCCGCCTGATCCGTCAGTCTCACGTCATCAATAAAAACCATGGCATGGTCCGAAATGATCTCGCTCCAACTCGTTCCCATAGCCGTCCCTCCTTTTTGGCCTGTTTTATATGTTTTCCGTCCCGCCCTGTTTTTTCGGAACGGTCATGTTCTGTTTTAATATTGCCCCATGCCGCCGCATTCCCAGTGGCATGGGGCTTTTTGCCTGGTTTCTCTCAGCCGGTCCAGTCGGCCTTGGCCTCCCGCACGTCGATGTGCGTGAAGCCCTTTTGGGCATAAATGCCTACGCCGCCCCAGTCCGGCATCAGCTGTCGGGCGTAGGCCGCCACCTGCGCCGGGGTCTTGCCCCGTACCACAATGTCGGCTGCGGTGCCGTAACAGTGCTGGCTGTCCGTCACGCCGCCCACTTTGGCGTTGTACTGCGGCGTCCGGTATCCGCTGTTGATCACCACAGCGGAACCGAAATAAGTGCGGATGGATTCCAGCACCATCACAAGGCGGGGCGCCACCAGAATGGCATCGCTGCCATCCCCGCAGGCGAACTCCTTGACTTTGAAGTGGGCGGAAAGACGCTTGTCCCCGTCCTTGGCCTTGGAGTATCCGTTGGTCTCTACCATGGGTTTTCCTCCTTCCGGTTCCGTGTCGATGTTCCAAAAGCAGATGTAGTTCTGCACCCGGCGGCTGGAATAGATATACTGATTCCCCGCCTGTGACAGCTGGGTGGACCCGCCGCCGTCCAGCATCAGCGCATAGTCGATGCCGGGAATGGCCCCCAGCGTGGTTTGCAGTTGGGCGGGCGTCTGGTTTCGCACTCCCTCTTTCATGGCGTAGGCCCAAATGCTGCCGTCCTTCAGTCCGTAAATGACGGTCCGTCCGGCGGCCCGCTTCACGTCCGGCGTCATATCCGGCAGTGCCAGTTTCTTCCCATCGTTGATCAGAAACACGCAGGAAATAAAGTTGTCATACTTCGCCATGTCCCCGGAGACAGCCACCGTAAAGCGGCTGTCCCCGTTGTTCCATGCAAGACCCCGGTAGGCGTAGCGATCGTTGGAAAGCACCTTCCCATTCGCCTTCACGTCGCAGGTCGGCACCCACTTGGCGGCATTGAAAAGGGTCCCGTTGATCACCACGTCCGCCCCCGTCAGCTTTCGGACCTGTGACGCCGTTTTCTTGCTGTTCTTCGGCGTTACAAATACCCGGATCTTACCCGGTGTCACCCGCACATTCATTTTCTCAGGTTCTTGCGGCTGTAGCAGCAGCCCCGGCTGTCATAGCTCAGCTCCCAGTGACCCACGGTAATGGTGGTGTCGGCGCGGCTCTCGTCCCGATCCATCACAGGGATGGCAGCGCCGTAGACTCCGCCGCCAAGTGCCTTGTTGGAAAAGCGGATAGGCTTGCCGTCGCTGGCGATCTCATACAGGCCATCCTTCCGGTCATCCTCTGCGGGAATAAAGCCATTGGCCATTTCCGCCTCCGTCCAGCCGTCCACGGAGCCGTCGGGGTTCAGGTGGAAATTGGCCCCCGCCGCTTTCAGTTCCGCGTTGATTGCCTCCACGGGCGCGCCCTGCTTCTTGCCCTCGTTGATGATGTCCACATACTTCTTTTCCATGGTTTTTTCTCCTTTCAAATCAAAAAAATGGTTGTTGATTCTATCTCTGTCCCCCTCGTCCTCATTCCTCCCAAGGAGGGGTTTCCAGGGGCGGGGGCCGCAGCCCCTTCCCCTGGGGGGTTGGTTTCCAAAGGCGGGGGCCGCAGCCCCCGGCCTTTGTGCCAGAGGGGGTATGGGGGACGGTGGCGTCCCCCATGTTTCTGGTGGGGGTTTAAGGGGGAGGGATCTTTGCGCCAAAGATTCCTTCCCCTTGCCCTGACATGGGAATGTTCCCCTGCGGGGAGCGCAATTTTAATTACTCATCTGCTTTGCGATCTGATTGACCCCTGTGCTGGCCAGACCGCTTACAATGCCCACTGCCACGGCGGTGAGATAGTCCGTTGCGGGGAAGTCTGCCATAATCAGCATCCCCACCACGCCCAGAACGCCGCCGGACACGCCCACAATAATGGGAATCCACTTGTTCTCAATGGCGGTGGCCTTCACAGCCATGCCGATCAGGTAGCAGATCACCGTAATGACCGCCACGCTGGCAATGCCAAAGCTGGAAATATCCATGTTCAATTCCTCCTTTTATTCTTAGTCCTCTTCCGCTGCCTCCGCACTGTTCAGCGCGTCCAGCACCGGGCGGAACATTCCCTTCCGCCGGGGGTCCTCCTTCGGTTCTTCGGCATACCGGGCCTTGTTCTTCGCGTTCAGCTTCTTCAGCAGTTCCCGGCTGTCGGAGTCGACCTCGCCCCGCTCCCATGCGTCATAGTAAGCCTTGGCCACCATCTCCTGATGCTCCGTGCAGAGATCGTCAAAGATGTCCAGCAGCTTGTCCCCCATGGTCACGGCGCAGCGGAATGCTGTTTCGTCCAGAACCTCGCCCTTTCGGTACTGGCAGTGATATACCGCCCGCTCGTCATCCGTCATGCCGGAGAGCACCACCAGCCACCGCCGGTCAATGAGCCGTCTTGCCGTCTCGTCATAGAACCGGCTCCACTCGCTCTTGGGCACCATCACGGTGCCGTTCTTCCCGGTCACGGTGCCGTACATCCCGTTGGGGCCAAATACAGCCAGATTATCGTCCGCCACCGGGGCGCACCAGCGAAGCGTCACCTTTTCCGTGTCCGCCATCACCTGGACCACTTGGGGCTTGACCTCCGCCATGGCCTTTGCAACGGCCTCCGCCGCCGCCTTCTTGGCGATCTCCGCTACCTCATCGGCTGTATAGAGCTTTTCGGGTTCCTTCTCCGCCGCAGGCGCTTTCTGCTCTGCCACGGGCGCAGCCTTTGCCTGTTCCCGCAAGGGCTGTTCGGCTGCTTCCAGCTCTTGGGCCTCGATCCCTGCCGCCACATCTGCGGCCGTCCGTTTCTCTTTTGCCATCTTTGTCCGCTCCTTTCAGATAAAAGATGCTGTATTTTCCGTGGCGTTCCGCCCTCATGCAGGCTTTGCGCCATATCTGCGGGAGAAAGGGCTTCCTCCCTCCCGCTTTGGATCTTACGCGTTAATGACGGCCATGCGGGACGCCAACACGGGGACACAATCGATAGACATAGATACAACCACATCCAAACTCATGTCTGCAGCGGTATCGGGACGGATCTCCAACTGAATGGGAGTGCCCTCTTCCACGCCAATGAACACGGGCTTGTAGCCACCCGCAGCCACCAGCCAAATCTTGTCGGCGGGCACAATATCCACAACAGTGGTATTCTGGGTGCCGGGGACAATGGCCGTGTCAATGGGCATCAGGTTCATGCCCATGTACTCGCCCAGGAAGCCGTACCGGGTCCAGTCCAGACCCAGCAGGGTGGACAGGGCGGCATCCAGATTCACGGTGGAGGCGTTCACCACACCGCTGGGCAGTGCCTTGGTCAGTGCGGAGGGACGGCCAATGCCCACCACGTTCCGGTAGCGGGTCCCGTTCACAACGCTCACCCGCTCACCGGCGGTGACCCAGTTCGCGGAGGTGTTGGTGAAGGTCATGTTGTTGGGCACATAGGCGGTGTTGGCGGTCATCTTGGTCAGGGTGCTGACCCACAGAGCGGTGATCTTGGAATACATACCGGCGGCCAGAGCGTTGAAGAACCGCCCCATGTCGGCATCGTTGCCCACCAGCTGATACCACTTCACGCTCACCCGTGCGGTGCGCAGACGGGGGTTCAGAGTCACGCTCTTGTTGTAGAGGGTGTTGGCGGGCTTGGAGCGGGAAGCGCCCCAGCTGTCATCCTCAAAGAGGAAGATGTCGTTGGACATAATGTCCAGTTCCTTGGTCTGGCCGATGGGCACGGTGGTCATCTCAGCCAGCCAGCCCAGCCCGGAACTCATGACGGTGGGCAGCATGGGGGTCACGATCTCGGTGACGATACCGGCCAGAGTCTTGAGGTACAGGCTGTCGCTCATGAACTTGCGCTGGTTGCGGCGGAACTCGTCCAGATCAGCGGGGGGGATCTCACCACTCAGGGCGCACACCCTCTTGGCGCAGAAAAGCAGCAGGTTCTTCTGAAGATTGCGGTTGGTCACGCTGTAGCTGTTCTGCCCCTCGCCGTCCGCCAGCATGGCGGTGAAATCGTCGGGCTGCTTGGTCATCACGCGCAGGGCGCGCTCATCCCGGCCCAGACGCTCACGCATCAGCAGACGACCACAGGTCACGATGTCGGCCCGCTCCCGTTCCGCGTTGCTGAACTCAGGGGCGGCGCTGTCATACACAGCAGGATTGATGCTGTTCAGTTTGATTGCCATTGTTGTCACTCTCCTCTCGTTTCTCAGCCCGCTGCCGCGTCAACCTTGCAGGCCAGCACGTCCACGAACTCAAATGCGCTCTGTGCGCCCTCGGTGAAGGTGCCGCCGGTGGGCAGAACCTTGAAGTACGGAGTCCCCACGTCGGTGGGAGCGGCGTTGGCGGGCACCAGCAGACCGTTGGCAATGGTCAGGAACTTGTTGGCCCCCAGAGCGGTGGACACGTTGCCGATGCCGAAGCGGTAGATCTTGTTCCCGTCGAACACGATCTTGGTGAAGGTGACGGGATAGCCCTTGGGAGCGGGCAGGCCCAGCGTGTTGGCGCCAACCTTGTAGAGGTTGCCGGTCGCGGGGTCCTGAACCATGTTCACGTCATAGGGGTTGCAGGCGAAAATGCCGTCGCCCTCGCTCTTCACGGCGGCTCCGGTGGCCTTCATGTTCCAGCTGTTGTTGTTCTTGATGGTCACGGTGGCGTCGGTGGGGCCAACGCCCACATAGCCCTCGCAGTCCATCAGCTCATCCTTCACGCACAGGAAACCGGCGGAGCACTGCTCATCCTGATTCTCGCCGTTCCGGAACTTGCCGGTGATGTTCAGGGTCTCGTCGAATACGCGGTTGGTCACGCGGGGCCAAAACGCGGTCTTTTCAATGTATGCCATTGTGATTCACTCTCCTCTCGTTTCTCAGCCGTTCATGCGGCCCAGCATCTCCGCGATGCCGCCGCCCTCGCCGCTGTTGGTCTTGGGGTTGTTCCATGCGAAGGAATGCTGCTTGGCGGCCATTTCCTTCTTGCGCTTCTCGGTCTGCGCCTTGCCGTGTGCGGCCATCAGGTCCAGCACGGCGCGGTCCGCGCCGCAGAACTTTCCGTCAGTCTCCATGGCGGCGAATTCCTCTGCCCGGTCGCACAGGTCCTTGGCGGTCTCGGTCATGTCGGCGTCGCCCTCCACGGCGCAGGCCTCAATGTCCGCCAGAGCGCCGTTCACGGCTTCTTTCACGGCTTCGACCCGGCGCTCATGCTCGGCGGCCTCCATGGTGCGGATCTTCTCCTCCGCCGCGTCCAGACGTGCCTGCAGTGCCTTCACGTCCTCCGCCTGCTGTCCCTTTGCGGCGCAGGCATAATCCACGATGTCGCTCACCTCTACCGTGGCTTCCGCCCCCTCGCCAAAGGGGAAGGCTGCCGTGAGGTAAGCGGGCTTGATGCGGCTCTCCACCACGGCGCCGTTATCCTCCGCGTTAAAGGCGTAGGTATAAGCGCTGCCGGCAGAGTCCACGAGGCCAACGTGCATCCCGTCCTCGCTCAGAGCGACCACGCGGTAGCCCTTGAACTTTTCGGACATGGCCTCCATTGCCTTCTTGCTCATGATGTTCACTCCTTTTCTCTTGTTCGTTTCGTTGCTTCCCTTTCCGGGGTCCAGAGACGCCGCCCGCAGCTTCAATGTCTTAAACTCTTCCTGCATGGCACTCAGCGCCTTGATCCGCGCCCCCGGAATTGCCGGCGGCACATTGTCTCCCAGCACGGTTACGCCGAGACCTGCCCAATCTGTAATAATCTCGATATCGCCGTCCATGTGGGATTTTTTCGTATCGGTCTCAGCGGAAACATCCATGCGCCCTGTCCGCACGATTTTTTCCACCAATTCCGGTGCGTAAAACTGAAATAACCGGCCCTTTGCCCTGATCCACTCGTTCCCGTCCTCTTCCACAATGGAAAAGTCCCTGGGATCGTCGGATAGGGTCCCTACGATGCGCTCCGCTGTTCCGTCCATGAACGTGTAGCTTTTCTCGCCGGTGTAGGGGTCCTGCACTTCTCGCATATTGTGTCCGTCCCCCACCTTGCGGCCCACATAGGCACACAGAATGGGCTGGCCCACAAACGTCAGGTAGTACTCCCGCATATTGCGGAAATCCCAAAGATTCTCATTCAGCCCGGAGCGCATGACCCACAGCTCCACGCCGAACTCGTATTTATTGAGCCGCTGCATGACCCGCAGCTCGCCGGACATTTTTACGTGCTCCGGCGGGGTCCCTCTCGTCCGAAACGGCATGGTCACGCCTCCTCTCCGTCAAACAGCTTTTCCACCCAGTTGTCATAGCTGGTGGCGCTGCCGTCGGTCTTGTCATACATCTGCCATGCGTAGAGCATGGTCTCGTAGCTTTTGCTGTTCTCCATCTGAAGGTTTTCAAATTCCCTTGCCAGAGGATACAGCCCAACTTTTTCGCTGGCACCCACGCAGTCCCGCAAGGCGTCCTCAATGTCCTCCAACAGCCGGATCACCTCACCGAATACGCCGTCCATGTCCTCCGGCCGCTCCCGGTATTCCGGGGTCTCCGGGTATTCCTGCATGAGGTGCCGCTGGTGGAGAATGTCTCCGATCACGTCAAACCGCTTGGGCTGTTCGTGGGCCAGACGGTGGATGGCGTCCGCCGTGTGTACCAGTCCAAACTCCACCAGAACCCACTCTTTCAGCGTGTCCAGACCCCGCGCGGCGGTCTGGTATGCCGCCGTGGCCCGCCTCGCCGCGTCCCGCAGCGGGGAAAATCGGGGGTTTTCGTAATGGTAAATGTCCCGCAGCTTTGCCATGTGGTTTCCTCCTCTCATGTTGAAAAAAAGCGCTGCCCACGCCGGTCATTCCGGCGTCAGCAACGCTTTGCTCCTCCCGCTCACCGCTTAGAGCGGGGTGCTCTGTTCACTTTTTCTTCGGCTATCCGCCGTAGGTGTCAATGTCCGCCTCCTGCCCCTCGCTGGTCACGGTGCCGTCCCCCTTGGGTCTCCCGCCGGGGTTCAGATCGTGGGCCGCTTGAGGCGGCAGTCCGCTTTCGGACTGCTTGGCGTTGTAGCTTGTCACCAGCGGCAAACGCTTATCCATGATGCCGCTTGCTTTGATGGCGTTGGAAATGCTCAGATCGTCCAGCAGGGAAAGATCGTTCATTGCCATGTAGATGATGGTCTGTGGCAGGATGCCGAGGGTCATGCCCTGCTTGGCCTCCTCCATCCGCTTTTCCTCTGTGGAGAGGGTCCCGAACAAACTGAACCGCCACGAATATTTCAGATTCAGCCGGTCCATAATGGCGGCCATCATCCGTTCATAGCCCCGGTATACGCACTCCGCGAACTTCCCTTCGATCTGCAGGGAGATTTGAGCGATGCCCGCCTTGGGGTCCTCCGTGGTGGGCACAATGGCTGACAGCCCCGCCTTGTTCATGGCGTAGCTGTACCCGGCTGCGGAAATCTTGGTGGCGCTGGGTGCTTCTGCCAGCTGGTGCATTTTGATGTTTTCCACAGGAGCCGTGAACCAGCCGATGCCGCTGGTGTTGCTCTCGGTCAGCATCTGATACCACAAATACTCAAACAGCCGCCGTCCCGCGTCGGAAAGCCGGTAATCGTCCTCCACGCTGGTAATTTCGCTCTTGTCCTTGTAGGGGATCTCGCCGGTAAACAGGGCGATCAGGGGGTTCTGCACCAGTTCCAGCTGGATCTGCTCGTACTGCGCCATCTGCACCAGAGAGAGATACAGCCCCGCCAGCGGGGAAATGGCGTTCCGGGATACATCGTCCGCCTCAAAGGTGAAAATCTTGTCCACCGGCAGCGTCACCCAGTAGAACCACCGCCCGTTCTGGGAATATACCTCCGGGTCTCCCGCCAAGCGGCCGCCGGTCTGCTTCCGCCGCTGTTCCAGCACGTTCAGGTCCACCCGGTCCCGCGCCGCAAAGATCACCCGCTTTCCCGTGCCCTCCGGTGCCCGCTCCGCCGATGCGTAGAAGTCATCCAGATAGGGCAGCAGCAGGTCTCCGAACTGCAACGGGTCCGTCCCCGGCTGCATAAAGTACATCAGGTTCAGCGCCACCGTGTATTTGGAGATGTTGTTGAACCCCACGATCTTTACCCAGTCGCTGGGGAGCTGCTGTAAAAAGGCGTGGTTTACCTTATTGTGGGGCTTGTCCACGCTGATCCGGGGATAGTAGAAAACCTTTCCCTCCTGCAAGACCTGCCCCGCGATCTCATGGGCGGTGGCCTTTGGGTCCAGCATTTTCCGCAGCTTGTCCAAAAGCTGCCATTCCCGCAGAAAGTCCTCCCGCTTCGCTTCCTCCTCCGTCACATACTCCGGGGCCACATAGCTGTGGTAGGTGAGCATCTCCGTATACACCTTCCGGGTGTGAAACAGAGGATACGCCGTCCATTCCAGTGCGTGGGCCACCTGCCGCAGGCCCTGCTCGTTGCCGTCCGGGGCGGTGAGCATCTCCGCCACCTTGTCCTTGCTGTAATTCACCGGCAGCGAGGAAACGGCCTTTACCCGGCGGTTCTGGATGTAGGGGTTGTTCCGGGTGTAGGTGTTGCTGGCCGCCCGCATAAACGCGCTGCTCACAGCGTCCATAGGCAGGTCGCCGTACTGCGCCGCCAGCTTCCGCAGCCGTCCGAAAATCTCCGGGTACGAGGCGAACTGCATCGACCTCAATTCAGTTTGCAGGTCCATGCTCCCCGCCTCCCTTCATGCGCTCCCGCTCCTTCTGCAATTCCCATTCCAGCCGGTCCAGCGTGCTGGCCCATTGCTTCTCCGCCGCCTCCGGCGTTACGCCCGCTTGGGCCGCCGCCTCTGCCAGAATCATGGTGTTGCAGTCCGCCAGCCACAGGCGGTCTCCGTCTGTCAGGCGGTCCAGATCCGCCCCGGCCACCTCCACCGCGCCCTCCGGCTTTTTCCGTCCGGTGAGATACAGCAGAATGTACCCTGCGCAGATCCGGTAAAACCGGGTGTCATACGCGATCTCTTCCGTTTTCCGGGTCCGCCCCATGGCGTACAGCCGGTATCGTTTCTTCCGTTGAGCCATTGTCAAAACCTCCGGCCTCCCCGCCGCGCCGTCACCAGTCGTCCGCTGCCTCCGGTGCTGATAGGGGGGGTCACTTTGTTTTCCTTGAACCGGTCCAGTGCCGACGCCCAATCGCTTTTGTTTTTCCCGTGGATCTCCGTCAGCAGCTCCTCCCGCTCAATCAGCTGTGCCAGCCGCAGGGCGTATTTCGTGGCAGACCAGCTATCGCGCTGAATGGCCTTGGAAATGCGCTTCTCGCTCATCCCCGCCCCGCTGGGCACCAGCTTCAGGTTCTGGATCTGTCCGGACAGCTCCCGGCACTTCTGGTAGGGCTGTGCGAACTGATAGTCCCGATCATCGTCCCGGATGCGGTGGGCGCGCTTATACGCCTCCACGCCCTCGTTGGCGTTCAGCGTCAGCAGTTCAACGTTGTGGTGCTCAAACTCCGTCTGTGCGTATTTCAGCATTTCAAAGTCCGGGTCCGTCACGCCGGTGCCGCCTGCCTTGATGGGGTAGATCACCGGAATGGCCCCCGGCAGCTCCGCCGCCGCATAGGCCGCATGGTTCTTCACGCACAGGGGCGGAAGCCCGTCTCCCAAGTCGGTCATCAAATCTTCCAGCACCCCGCGCCCGTACTGCCACGAGTCAATGGAGATGTAAGTCTGGCTTCCGTCATAGCAGAACCGGTTCCAGATTGCCTTCAGCCGCCGCGCCTGCGCCTTGCTCTTGTCCGGCGGTGGCCAATCGTCAATGTAAACCAGCTGCTTCAAAAAGCGGTCCCGTTTCAGGTATTCCCTCTGCCGCGTCAGCTTCAGCACCACGCAGGCGCACTTTGCGTTCTTTGCCGAATCCTCGTAAGAAACGTCATAGCCCACGATGTAAATAACTTCTTCCGGGGCCAGCTTGGGGTGCGGGTCTTTGCAGCAGTGCTCCGTCTCCATCACCAGCAACCGCTGGGAATCCGTCAGCACCTCGTCGGAAAGCACGGGGAACTCGTCTGCGCCGGTGTACCGGCTCTCCATCTCCCGCATCCACTTTTCCGCCGTCAGTTTTTTCCGCTGTTTCAGTACCCATGAATATGGGCGCATTTGCTGAAGTACAACACATTCCCACGAAATATCCATAGCAAACGCGCTCTCGCCGGCAGTCATGGCCTTCATGGCGTCGCACCGGGCCTGAAACGCCGGGTTCTGCTTGCGTCCAGCGCTGGTGATGGAGTGATCCTTGTACGCGACAAAATTCGGGTCCGCTTCTCCGTTGACGTTGTGCAACAGACGCACCGCTGGCATCACAATCGTCCCGTATGCCTCGTGGTCAAAGGGTTCTCCATCCTCTTGGGCAAATTCCTCCGCCGTAACCGCGTGTATGTTGTCGCCGCGCATTGCGGAGATGTAAAAGGCACTGCCACAGTCCGTCTCGATCTTAAAGTCATCCTTGCTCTCCGCCGTGACCCTCCAATGCGCCGCCAGCGTTGGAAAGTCTTTTTCGATTTGGCGAAACGTCTTGCTGCCTATGCTGGCCATCTGCTTGTAGCTTGGTCCAAAATATGCGACCTGTGTTCCCGGCCACACAACGCCGTCAGCCATCTCGTATTTCATCTTGGAATAGGTTTTTGTAATACCTCTGGTTCCCGTAAAGGCCACGCTGGATTTTCTTGCGTACACTCGCTCCATGACCCTTTGCAGAATCTCGTCTCGCGCGTAGTCCGCGTTCTCCCCACGGCAGATGTCTAACAACTTGTCTGGAAACCACCGGAACGTCCAGATCAGAAAGGCCCACCAAGCATCCTCATAGTCCGTGTAGTCCCGCTCTGCCGTGGGCTTCACGCTGACCCAGCCCTGTGAACTTGTCCATGCCTTTCCGGCCCTCCGTGCCATGGCTCCTCCTTACCGCTTTTTCTTCGCCGGAGGCATTTTCACCAGTCCAAGCTGCTGGTATGCCTCCTTTTCCTGCTCGTTGGGTTCCTCCGCGAACTCGCCCAAATCGTCCCGCAGCCGCATCTCCGGCGGCAGGGTGGTCAGCTCAGGCCGCCCCTCGTTCTGCCGCATCCGGTTTTCGTTAATTAAAATCATTTGCTCCGCCGCGTCCATGGTGTAGGGGTATTTGCAGGATCGCCCAAACAAAATGCGGAACATCTCGTCCGGGGCACATTGTTTCCCGTTTTTCAAAAGCCCCTTCTTTTCCAGTGCCTCCACCAGACTGTCGATCCGCAGATCGTCAATGGGCTTCGCGTCCTTTTTCCGCAGTCCCTCGCTGGACAGGTTGTCCTGAACCATCTTGTTCAGCTTGGCCGCCTTGTCGAACTGACCGATAGAACGCATATTGTCCCGGTCCAGCGTCATTTTCGCGCAGTCCCGTAGGATGAACTCCTGCTTCACGCTCACGCCCCCCGCCGCCATCAGGTCGCTGGCCAGCGCCTCATAAATGCGGTCCAGCTCGTCATAGTCCTCAGAGGTGTAGGGGTTCTTCGCGGAGTTCTCGCCCCAGTTCTTCCGCTGCTGTGCCGTCCCCACCTTCCGGTTCCGGGCGGACTTCTCGTTGCCCACCGCCTTGGTGAACTCCCCGGCGGACAGCCCCTCGCCAAAAATCTTGGTAATGTCCGTCAGCCCATCCAGAAAGCCAAGGGGTTCCCCCCGCCGCGTGTCCAGCTTCTTCAGCCGCAGGTTGTCCAGATAGGCGGTCCACTTCTCGCCCACGTCCGGCTCCTTTGGCACCGCCAGCATATCAAAGGGGCGATCAAAGGCGATACAGCAGTAAAAAAGGGCAAGGCTGTCGCTCGTGGCACGGGCAATGGCGTCATAGCGTTCCTGCTGTGCAGTCAGTTCCGCTGTATCCATCGGTTCCAGTTCCATTCGCGGCCTCCTTCCCCTAAAAAACAGAGAGTGAAAAGAATTTATTTCTTCTCACTCTCTATTATTCCACAAGGCTTTCCCGATTTGGTAAACTTTAGTAGCCACTTGAAAAATTTTTTATTCCGGCTCCAAGCCGAGGATGTAATCCACACTCACGCCGTAAAAATCCGCCAGTGTAATCAGGGCCGATGCCTTCGGTTCCTTCATTCCGCTTTCGTAAAATCCTACCATGCCGTGGCTCATACCGCAGTATTCGGATACCCGGCGGCTGCTTATGCCTCTGGCCCGCCGCAGTTCCCGCAGCCGTACCGCGTAAACCGGCAGTTCCCTGCCCTGCTTGCGGTCCTCAGTCCTCTCCATCGTCCCCCTCCCCTTCCAGCAGCTCGCAGACCCGTTTGATGTGCTTTTCAATGCGGTCCAGCTTCCACAGCAAAGAATACAGAACCAGCAGCGTACAGGCGTATGCTGTCATGGCAATATTCCCGCTGGATGACTCATAGACCGCAAAGCCAACCACTACAAGCAGGACCGCAAAATTCAAGACCGTTTCCGCCATATCAGTTCCCCTCTCTCAGACCGCCCGGACCTCTCCGGGCAAAAAGTTTTCCGTCACGTCCCCGCCCTTGGTGCGGGTGGTCACGGCGATAAACCGTCCGCGAGGGTGAACCCATGCGACCCGCCCCCGCCGAACCGGGCACAGTTCCACGCTTGACTGCTCGCTTTTCGCCCGCTCCACCGGCAGCGTCTTGAACTTCGCCTCCACCGTCTGTCCGATCTTCATTTCCGGCCTCCATACGTCACTTTTTTCAAATCTTTGTACCGCTCAGCGTGCGGAATCAGCTCCGCCTTATCCCGGATGATCTCTTTCAACACCCGGTCCATGTGTTCCTGACACACGTCCGCCGCCGGGTTTTTGTAGTCCAGCGCCGGCCTGTATTCTTTTCTCACCTCTGCCCATGCTTCGGTGAGCCTCATAATGCGGTCATAGCCCCAGCCCTCCGTCTGGTGGATTGCGATTTGCAATGTATCAATGTCATATTGCGAGGTTATAACCATCGTTGCCTGAAGCAGCCGGTTGGTCTCGTTCTCCCACCGTTGCAAGTATCCAGATTGTTTGGCCATCTTACTTCCCCCTTAACAAGTGCAGTTTCAGCCACACGGGAATGTCTGCGGTCAAAATGCTTTTGAAATAAAACACGATAAACGCAATGCCAGCGGCTATGGCCATCGTCCAAAAGGCTATAATCAGCCAGTCTTTCCGTTTCATTCAGTCCCTCCGTCCATTTTGGCCCCGCAGTTGGGGCAGTAAGGCTTGCCGTACTCTTTCGAGAAATTCCGGCAGCGGGTGCACTGCTCCTCATAGTTTCCCGTTTCCAGATTGAACCGACCTGGCTTCCACCGCCCATGCACCACCGGCACGGCATCCACGGTGGGGGCTTTTTCGATCAAGCCAAGTAAGCCGTTCCAACCAGCACAATACACCGCAGGAACAACATCTCTGCTACACCGCCCCACGCCCAATTCATCAACATCAATCAGCCTCATGGTCAGCGCCTCCGTCATGCACCGTTGTGTATTTCCAAATCAACGTGTTCAGTTTTCTCAGCCCCTCCATGGTGATTAGGTCCTGCGCGCACAGCTCGTCCCGCAGACGTTCCAGCGCTTCGATTGGGGCCACGTCAGCGGCAGAAATGCGAATGACAGCCGCTTTCAGACAGTCAAGCATCCGATTTTGTGCAGGGCTTCGGCATGGGCTGCGCTGTCCCTGCACAGCTCTAAGCACTGCTTCCCGCTTAATGTATTCATCCATCGCCTAAAATCCCCTCCCATACTTTTTCATAGTCAGCCGTCTCATAGTCTATTTTTAGGTGCTTTTCTCGGAGCATGTTGTTCAGTGCCCTGATGCAAGGGCGTCCATACGTATTATCCTCACAGTAATCACACATGCTGCCAAACCCGCAGCACCCAAAAGGACTATACTTGTGCTCGTTAGCAGCAAATTGTTGGTTGCTCCACCTTTGAAAGCCATTTTCCCATTTCCGTTTAGCTCTATCTGCATCTGCATGTGGCTGATTCTCCGATGCGTCATATAACTGCATTTGGTCACCCATTGTCAGGCCTCCAATTTGCGCCCGCAAATCGGGCAGAACTTGATCTTGATCGTCATGCGCACCTCCTTGCCGGAGCTGACGCATAGCTTCCAGCCGCCGTTAATGGGGTGAGACTGCGTTATGTGCGCACTCCCGATTCCCTCACGGTCCAAGTGCGTAACGTACCCGTCCCTGTCCTCATGACAGAACTCACATACGCTCATCATCAGCCCTCCTGTTCCACTCCTTAGCAGCATCTTCTTTTGTGTGGCCTCGCTTTGCACCGGCCCCACATCTCTGACACTGCGAAAAGTACCGATAGTACAAATACTCGTTATCATCCGCAAGTATCTCTACGCCCTTATATCCGCAAAACGGGCACGGTTTCAGCTTATCCATCCTGTTTCGCCTCCATTGCCCTTATATCCGCCTCTGTCAATGTATGGTTGCTTGCAATATATGTCACAGCGTCGCTTCTATTTTGACAGGCTACACATTCGCATCTATTGCAATTACTTGACGTGTTTTCCCGGAAAGGGCACGAATAGTTAAAGCAGTCCATTATTTCGCCTCCAATGCCTTCTTCGCCTCCTCGCGGGTTAAGAAAATCGTTTTCCCTATGGAACTTTCCACGCATGGGCAGAACGGGTACGTTTCAATGTCCCACCGTCCCTGTATTGCGAAGTATTTCATGCTCCCAACTCGGTGCTCTAAGATTTCTCCGGCGAACACTCTGAATAACGTGTCACCAACCTTGCACGGACGCACCACCACGCGTCCGTCTCTGTCGGCCTCGGCCAGTTTCTCCAAGCGGTCAAGATCGCAGTTTCGGCACAGATGGCGGAGCTGCTCTGCGGCTTCGTGATCCATGTCGATTTCCTCCGGTGTCCGCTCCGTATCCTCATATTTCACCAGCCGATCTAACAAACGATTGCGGCAATACAGTGCAGTGCAGTCAGCCATCGGCTTACCATGCTTACCCGTCCAATCCGCTTCGCACTTCTGGCAGTCCATCATTGCCTGTCCATCGGTGTCGTACTTTGTCAGTCGTTCCATCTTCTTACCTCCTCCACTGGCATCCGTTACAGGCCCCCTCATGGGCCAGCGTGTAGTTTCCGCATTTCAGGCACAGTTCGTTCCGCAGGGCGTCAATCTCTTTCGTCTGCGCTTCAATCCGGTCGGTTGCGGCAAGCCACACCGCGTTAACATCGCAGTAGGACCACTCTGTCGAAGTGACTGTTTTTTTTAGATTTTTTGGGACCGGCTTCGTTTTGTAAAACGGGCATTTCTTGCAGTCGCCTATTGGCCCACCTGCTGTTGAAACGCATCTAAGCGCATTTACGAGGTCTTGATCGTTCATGCCCTTCACATTCCTTTCATTCATTCCTCAAACCCTCCAAGAACTTCCTGCCCCGACAGAACGCCGTCCTCCATCCACCAGTGGAATACATCCACGCCAGATTGCCACTGGCACGGCAGACTTCGCTTCCTCCGTTCTTCCAGCATCCGATCAAAGGCCCGGATATACGCCGCCTTGATTCTCGGATAGCGGGCAAATTCCATGATTCTGGTTTTGGATGCCATGGGACAACCTACGCAGCCGACCCGGTGGAAGCCCTCGCAGTACAGCGGGTTCATGGGGATTTTTTCGACAGCGGCATAATCCAGTACGTCATCGTCCTGCCAGTCGATGATCGGATTCACCACCCGCTTCCCCTTCATTTGGCAGACTTCAAACAGCCGCCTGTCCTCCTCGTTATCGTCGGCGAGGATGAGACTTTTTTGCCGATTGCTATGCAAAACTTCCCACCCCCCCCTATTTTTTCGGCGCGCTGTGCTCTCCGCCCAGCGGACGCCGGTGGCGATAAACCGCCCTTTTCCGCCGCCCTCTTTCAGTTCCGCACAGCAGTAGCGCACCACTCTGGTTGGCGGCATCAGCTTTCGGGGGATCAGGTTCCACATGGTCACGCGGGAGCCGTCCGGCTGAACGTGCTTATCCACGGTGCACTTCACTCCCTTTTCCTCCAACCGGCGGAACGTATCGTACACATGGCGCACCGTCTCCAGCGCGTCTGCCGTGGTGAGGGAGTGCAGGGCTTCAAAGGGGATGCCGCTTTTCTCTGCCAGATGCAGCATCACATCGCTGTCCTTCCCGCCGGAGTAAGTGATCACTAACGGTTTCTCAAAAAGCCGTAAGCTCATATCCGATGCCGCTTTCAGCCGCTCGATTGCGGTCTGCTCCAAGTCGCTCATTCCTCCACCTCCGCAGACCAGAATTGCCGTTTGCAGTCAGCGCACGTATCGGAATTGCTTTTGTTGCAAGCGCCATTTCCATGCCTATACGCGGCTGAGATTGCAAGCGGGCATATCGCTATGGCGCCGTCTTTTGAGATTGCCGCCTCCGGATACTGCTCAAGGAACACGCTCTGCCTGGTTTTAGCGGGGTGCTCCTTCGCCCATTCCTCAACTTCGGCCACAACTTCCTCTGGCGGATCCGTCTCTTGCCCAGCGCATGGATAAATGAAACGTTTCTTTGGCACTCCCTGTTCATTCATGCGTCTCAACTGCTTAACAAATTTAATGGCATCCATCATTCTTCCTCCCCCTCCTCGTCCAATTCGTTAAAATACTGGCTCCCGCAATAGGGACAGCCCACCTTCCGAAACCGCTCAAAAAAGCAGTCCGGGCGCGGGTCCGACCCGTCTAAGATCATCGGGGCCTCAAATTCTTCTCCGCACGTTTCACAGCGATACATGGTTCTTTCCTTTCTTCGGCTGGTATACGTCCCCCCGGCCCCATGCCTTCGTGGCGCAGTTCAGACCGTGGTAACGCTTCGTTCTGCATCCGCAGGAGGTGCACACCACGATGTAGTCAAAGGGCGGCGCCGCATCCTCCACCCGCTCCCCGCTGTCCAGTCCGCAGAGGGGGCAGGGTGGCAGCTTTTTGTGCCACCCTGCTCTCCGGTTCTCCCTGTTCACGGCGTACCGCCTCCCAGCATGACCTTTGCCAAAAGGATCGCCAGCAGTAGCAAAAAGCAAATCCCGCCGATCAGAGCGGAGGTGTCAGCCCGCTCCCGCCGCCGCTGTTCCCGCGTCTTGCGGTTCCGCTCCGCCCGCCGCCGTTCCATCTCCCAATAGGCTTCCTGTTCCCAGTAATCGTTGCTGTGCTTCATGTGCCGCTCCTTTCGTTTCCGCATGGGAACAAAAACCGTCCCATGTCTCCCGGTTCCTCCAACGTGCCAAACCGCCGCTTGGTCACGGCGATGGGGAACTCCTCGATCTCGCTGGCCCATAGGCACGTCCCGCGTCCGTTCAGCTGCTCCCAGATCAGCGGAAAACCGCCGATCCCATCAAACAAGCTCGCCATCGTCGCGTCCCGCTCGTAGTTGCCGCACAGCCGTTTCAACAGCCATTTCCACGGCGGCAGGGCGATAGAGTTGCCCAACGCCTTGTACCGGGGGCTGTCCGCGTCCTTGTGGCGCTTGCCCTTGCTGTCCGTCCACTCGCCCAAGTCCGTCCAGTGGTCAGGGAAGCCTTGCAGCCGTTCGCACTCCAACGGGGTCAGACGGCGCACCACCATGTTCTGCCGTACCGTATTTTGCAAATTCAAGCTCTGTCCGCCGCTTTCCTTTGCCTGCAAGGTTCCGTTGATCTCCCCGCCCTCGGTAAAATTTCGGCAATCTACGCTTGCGACATACGCGGTCATATCTGTTCGGTATGGGTCATTGGCTTTTGCTCTCAACGCAGGGGAAATTTCGCTTGATACCACCAGCATATCGTTGTAAGCGTCCTGCCCGTTATAGCTTCCAGCGTGTGCTCCGGGCGATAAAGTCCCGGTGGTTTTCTGGTACGTCAGCGGGATTTGGTTTCCGCCGGTTCCCATACGAGCTTGCAGACTTGGGCAAACCTCTCCGCAGTCCCGGATCACGTCGCAGGCGTGAGACATATCCAGCACGGCGCACGGCACATGTGCGTTGGCGTTGAGCGTATGACAGGGCTTCCCGAAGTCAGGAATACTCCCATTCTGCTTGCTGGTGATTTGCGTAGTATCAAACGCCATGACCGCTGGTTGGTGCCCATGCTCCTGTGCTCTTAACGTACCGGCAACGTCATGGCTCACGCCCATCACATTCCCGCCCTGATCGTTCAGGCACATTACGGCCGGTTTGTTCCCCCCGCACTCTGCATTCAGTGTAGGTGCCTGTTCCTCGGCGTATCCGATGCTCCGGGCCTGTTTGCTGTTCCCCAGCTTGAACCCGGCGCAGACCGCCGGACGGTCAATGGTGTTCAACGTATAGCAGACATCTTCTTTCCAGCCCTTCCCGTTGCATCCGGCGGTATCAGCCCGGTCGATTGCGTTCCCTTGGAGGCAGATGACGGGCTGGTTGTTCCCACTCATGCCTGCGGAAGCGGTCAAGGTCGGCGCCCTGTCATCGCTTCGCACCTCGGCCCCTCCTTGCTGAGTTGCCATGCAGAAAAGCGTCTGGTCATTCCCTGCCTTAATCGTCCCGCTTTTCTCCGTCTGGACTAAGGCTCCTTTTCCGCCTCCGTCGCATCCTCCCCGGATTCGGACTGCGTAAGCAGCACCGTTTTCAGAATCCCCGGCAGGGCCTTCCCCCGGCGCTCCGCTCTCCGCAGGATACCCTGACATGCTTTGCCGCTCAAACGATATTTCCCATGCGGTGTCGCCTCCAAAATCTGCGACAAGCGCGATTCTACGGCGACGTTGGGGGACTCCCCAGTGTTGCGCGTCGAGCACTCGCCACGCCACGCTCCATCGTCCTCCCATTTCATCGTGATACCCCCCCAGGTGTTCCAACCTTTTTCAGGCACTTCAATATCGGGGGCTTCCGGTTCTGCGACGCGGATGGCTTCTTCAAGGACGGCCGCGAAGTCTTTTCCTCCGTTGCTTGAGAAGGCTCCGGGCACATTTTCCCAGACCATGTATCGTGGGCGAACAAACTCACCTGTTCGCCCCATTCTTCTGTCACGTTCTCTCATCTCCTTGATAATCCGTATTTGCTCCATATATAGGCCGGAACGCGCCCCGGCAAGCCCCGCCCGCTTTCCGGCAATGGAAAGATCCTGTCTAACAAGGTGAACCACCTATCACACAATCCACGGGTTCTACTTCATTTCCGTGAATTTTTGTGACATCTCCATAATGCTTCACCTAAATCACCCCATCTTGCATTTTCAAATAATCGTCTCGTTTTCTTTCCCTCCGCAGTTTCCGTTTGCACCGACTCAGAAAATCCGCGTCCATGTGCATCTCCCGGCAAATGTCCGCCGGGGCTGTCCGGGCTTCCAACAATTCCCGCAGCTTCTGCATTTCCGCTTCCCGCAGAAGGGGCGGCCGTCCGCCGCGGCTGGTAGTCCGACCTCCGCCCGCGCAGTTCACGCATTCCGCATAGGGGCAGTGGTTCAGGCAGTAGTCGATCTGGCTCTGCCGGTCATGGGTGCATATCTCGATCCGGTCTTTCCCGTCTGCGCTGTCCCAGGGCAGCACAGCCCGCACGATCACAGTTACGGTCTCCACCGGGCATATCTCCTTTCCGTTCATACCTCCCGCACGGTGATGTGCTTCATGTCCTGCATCAGCTTCACCTTCATGCGGTAGAGCTTGTCTTTTTTCGTGGAGGGGCCTTTTACGTCCTCCACAACCAGATTCCATGTGCCGTCCTCCCCCCGCTCCTCGTAGGAGAAGTCCGCCCGATACGTCACGGCGCGGCTTCGGTCGCCGTTGGACGTGATGTAGCTTTCCTTCAGCGTGAATTGGGGTTGGAGCCGCAGGTCCCGGATGGCCCCGGCCTTGCTGAGCAGTGCCAGTTCATCATACCGGGCCGCTTCCTTGCGGCTGTCGAAGGTGTGCTCCGTTCCGTTGGGCAGGGTCCGGGCGGTGGGGTGGTTGTGGTGCTTGCGCTTGCCCTCCGCCGCCGCTTCCGCCTTCCCCTTCTCCTCCGTCACGAATTGAGCCATCACCCTGGCCGTCCGGTCGATCTGCTGGGCCTGCATCTGCTGTTGTACCTGCTTCCGGTAGCGCTCCGGCAGGCTGTTCAGATCATCCAAACAAACGCTCATCGCTTTTCCTCCTGATACTTTGGGCAGTCCAAAACCTGCACCCGCTCCACCATTCCGTCCCGCTCCATGCGGGATCTCCGCCGGACCTTCCATCCGGGAACGTCCTCAAAGCGGACCTTTCCGCTCTTCTCGTCCACCCGGCTCCATTCGCATTTCCCGTATGCCAGTTTGCAGGACCAGCACTTGTGCAGACTGTTGGAGGGGTCCTCCTTCTCCGCCTTCGTGCTGTATCTCCGCATACAGCTTGCCAGCGTAAAATTACCTGCCATCCCCATCGGCCTTTCCCCGGAGATAGGCCATCACCTCATCCCGGCTGCGCCGCTGGGGGCGTACCGCGTCCTTGAACCATTCCGGCGGCTTCACCGCCTCGGCTTCCGGTTTCGCTTCCGCCGCCGGCAGGGACTCCTTCTCAGGTGCCGCCAGTTTCTCCGGCTCCGGCCCGGTTCCGATGCGCTGTACCAGCGCCCGGACCTCTGCGGGCAGGGCGTTGATCTCCCGTTCCCGTGCGGAAATGGCCCGGTAGCTTCGCTGAAAGTTGCTGGATACTACGCTGTGCACCGTCTCCGTGTCCATCCGCGCCCACTCCCGCAGGGTGTTAGGACTGCCCACGATCCGCTGTACCACCGGGGGGAACTTCTCAAATTCCTCCTCCGCGCCGTACAGTCCGTTTCGGATGGCCTTTGCCACCAGCGCCCACGCCTCTGCCTCCGTCATTTCCGGTTTCGCCGTCAGCAGCCGCAGTTTGGCCTTTACCTGCCCGATGGTGGGCGGGAAGCCCTTTTCGTCGCTCTCGATCACGCTTTTCACCGCCGCCGCCACCAGCGCCACCTCGTCATGGGCAAACATATCCGCCCACAGTTTAATGGCGTTGCGCATATCCGGCCCGGTGGTGCTGCCGTAAAACCGGGGATAGGCCGCCGTCAGAATATCCATGATGATGCCTGTCTCCTGTCTGGTCATGTGCGGCCCTCCTCCGCGTCCATCTCAGCCGCCAGCTCCGTCCAGCTTTTCCGGGGCTTGTCCGTCCGGGAAGCCACCGGGGTTGGCTTTCCCTTCCCGCCGTCCCGTCCTTCCCATGTGAGAAACTTCTGCTTCCAGTTCTTCACCGGGTTCCCCTTGCTGTCCCGCCACGAGCGGCCCTGTGCGTCCGGGGTGTTGAAATACTCGAAGAACCGCCGGGGGTCCACCGTGCTCTGCCGGGACGCGGCGTAGGCTTCCACCTCTTCCAGCGTGGGTGGTACGAATTTCACCGCAGTCCGCTTTCCGCTCTCCGGTGCCTTTGGCTCACTGGGGGCGCCGCCCCCCATATCTTCTGAACGTAGTGAAGAAGATATATCTTCTATATCTATCTCTTTCTCTATCTCTTTCTCTCCGTAACGATGTTCGCACAATGTACGCACATCGTTCGCACATTGTGACGGTTCTGCCAGCTTTGCTCTTGCTCTGGACTCCCTCATCCGCTTTGCGGAGGACCCTTCGCTCCCAACGTTTTTCACCGCATACGGGAAGAAAAACGTGACGTCATCCGAGGTCTCCGCCAAACCGCAGGAAAGAAGATAGTTGATCGTAACCTCCACGTTGGCCGGTTCCTCATCCAGTTCCAACGCCAGCTCATCGGCAAAGTTATCGTCGAGACCTGACCACTGCAAAATACCATCGTGCTTCATGGCAATGAGCTGCATTTTCAGGTAAATGATGAGGTATGTATCCCCACCTGCCAGCTTGCGAAGTTTTTTGATCCGCTTAGACGTAAAGAAGTCATCATAGAGCCGCAGCCAGAAATACCGGTTTTCTTTTGCCATAGGTCAATTCCCTCTCTCCGTCTCCAACTCAAGAAACTCTTCAATGTCATCACATTCTTGCTCGCCTCGCCCACAAAGCGTTCGCAGCACACAGCACTTGCAGTTATCCTCTGCTTGGTTGACGAGGCACATCCGAACCATATAGGCATATTCTTTCGTGTCCGTACAAACGATCTTCATATCCGTCCCCCCCCCTAAATCTGCGGCACATAATCGTAGGGTTCGTCCTCTTCGGGCTGTTCCCACGGCAAAACGGCGTCCTCCTGACTGTCAAGGGAACCCGCCTGACTGCCGCTGTGTTCCATAGGCTTCACCGGTTCAGGGGAGTGCGGCTTCTCGCTTCCTGCCGCAAGCAGTTCCAGCACTGCCGCCATCACCGTCTGCGGGGCCACGAACTCTGCGTGAAGCTCGCTCCACTCCTTCTGCTCCCCTTCACGGGTGGTGTAGCGCCGGGTTTTCCACACGCCACACACCAGAACGGCATCTCCCTTTTCCAGACACGCCGCCATGCGGGTCACGTCATCGTCCCCAACGGCGGACACGTTCATGAACTCGCCCTTGGCGTACTTCATGCCAAATTCCGCTTTCGGCGTTCCCTTGCCGGTGGCCCCGGTCTTGACCTCGCGGGTCACGGTGCCGGCACAGATCATGTACCGGCTGCCGTCCTCCTCCCGCGTCTTAATGGAGATCAGCATGGCTCCTCACCTCATTCCCCGAAGAAGGTGGCCGCGTAGTCCATTCCATCGTCCTGTCCCTTCTGAGGGGTCTCTGCGGTCTTTTCAGCCTTGGGGGGTGTAACCATACCAGATTCGCTCTCCACGGCCTCCTGATGGGCTTCCACAGCCGCAGGCGCAGTCTCCACCACCTCTCCGGTGGACGCCACTGTGCGCTCCGGCATGGGCATATCTGGAATCATGCCCTCGTCCTCGGCGCTGGCTTCCTCCATGAGCTGGGTCTTGACCTCCGGGGACAGGGGCGCGTAGCCGCTGTTCAGCAACTGCCGCAGAATCGTCTTGCGGCACATCCGGTCCTGACCGCCGTTGGGATCGTACCAGGGGGAGCCGTTCAGCAGATCTTCCACGTCCTTGGGGTTCATTTCCCCGCTCTGCATGGCCTTGAACTTCTCGTAGCTGAACGCCTTGGAGTACCGGTCCGCGTGGCGCAGGAGCCGGTCCATGGGCCAATATTCGTAGCGGAACGTAGAATCCTTCAATTCAAAGTAGCCGTAGTAGCCGATAATGGGCTTACTCTGCCGTTCCTCGTCGCTCTCGTACTTGGCAAGGTTCACAATGGGCTTACCGGTTCGCCGGTCACGGCCCTCGATCTCGCCCTCACGGATCTCCACGCAGTCAATGTCCGCATAAAATCCGGTGGACATGGCAAGTTGGATATAGCCCTTGTACGAAAGTAGGTATGTAGCGGTAGTCCCGTAGGGCACCACATAGTAGCCGTGGCCGAAGATCAGGCCCATGCCCTCGCCCCGAAGTGCCGCCGCCACAATGGTGCTGGGTTCACAGGCTCTCAGCTGTTTGCTGGCATTCACGGCGGAGATCAGCGTGGAGGTCAGCCGCGCCGCCGCCTTGTCGCTCCGCAGAGCGCTCTGGATCATCTTCTGCATACTGGGGGCCGCGATCGCCATGGAAAACGTGGGCTTGTCCCGCTGGGTCTGGGCCGCAAAGCTGTTGGTTGCCTTCATGTCAAAATTCCTCCCTTATTCAGTCCGCGCGGCCAAAGGCGATGCCGTTGGCCAGCATATAATCCCGCAGTCCGTTCAGCTGCTCCACCGTGCCCGTCACCCGGAACGAAAGGGTAATGAGGGGCGGTTCCATTGCGGCTTTCACCGCTGCCTTTACCGGCTCTGAGACGACTGGACTTGTCTGAATGGCTCTCGCCGCCTCTACAACGGCCTGTACCCGCTCCGTTCTGGCGGCTTCCTCCGCCGCCCGCGCAGCCTCGGCCTGCTGTCTGCGGTAAGCCTGTTCCGCTTTCCGCTGTTCCTCGATCTCCTTCACCCGCTTGAGCGCCTGGTCCTTTTTCAGCACCGTGGGCAGATCGTGGCACTGCTTGTACTCTTCCAGCAGCGTGGTCTCGAACTCGCTGTTCAGTCCGCGGATGGCGGCAATGCTGCTGTCGCACTTGCTGATCGCCACCAGAATGTCCTTGTGGGCCTGTTCCTCGGAATAGGTGGCGTTGCCCCACCGCTGGTCCAGAACTGCTTCCCACGGGAGAAATTCCGCCAATTCTCCGATGCGTTCATCGAAAAAGACCCGGATAGCGTCCAGCTTCTCTGTGCGGCGCCGCTCGTCAAAGGCTTTGATCTGGCCGTCCAGATTGGCGGCAGATTCGTCGCACAGGGCCGTCAGCGCCTTGCACTTTTCCTCAAAGGGTGCGTAGCTTGCCAGCGCCGCCGCCTTTGCCATCTTCCGGCACTCGTCGATACGTCCCGCCACGGAACGGATGTTGGCCCGGTACTTCTTTGCCGCGCCGATAGCATCCTCCGTAACAACCATGCCCCGGTAGGGGGCCAGATTCTCCGTCAACCATTCCTGACACTCCTCGAAGTTGGCGGAGATGTTAAACTCCTTCAGCGGAGTAAGATCCGTGGTAATGGCAAATTCCATTGCGCTGCTCATGCGTCCGCATCCTCCTTTTCCCCGGTGTCATAGGCCGTGATCTCCTTCAGCAGTGGCATGATCCGCTCGTCCACACGGCTCTCCGGCACGTTGACCTCCACCACCATGGCCCGCTTGTCTCCGCCCTGCGTGGGAGCCATCACCTTGTCCCCAACCGTCAGCGGAAGTGCCGTCCGGTAGGTAAATGCGTTCCCCAGGTACGCCTTGTGCAAAGGCTTAAAATAGCGAATATTTACCAGCATCATTCCTGTCCCTCCTGTTCGTACCACGCTTTCTGAAAAGATCCCAAACGGTTTTTGCGCATGAGGTCACTCAGCAGGCGTCTCAATTCCGGTTGCTCCCGGCAAATGCGATTGATTTCGAGAAGTGTCCTGTAAAGAAGATTCACCATCGCATTCGCGTCGCAGCCAGAAGAAGCGCAACTGCATCCCCACGCATCCGAATCATCCACAGCTGCGCAGATAGCCGCCGCACCGGTTTTGTCTATCAAAACCTTTCCTGTTTTGGTGTTTTTCACCGTGATGTGATACACGTTCTTTTCCATATTCATGTCTCCTCGTCTTTTTTAAATTTTTCGGAGTTGTGCGCCTTACAAAATCAAAGTCTGGGCGGGCATTGTCCCCGCCTCCACATGGTCCCAAAAGGCTGTCTCCTGTTCCAGCAGCCATTTCAGGTCCGCTTCATGCTCCCGCCGCTCAAAATCGTAGCGGCGGAGTGTGATGTTGCCGGACAGGTCATAGAGCGCCGCATAGAGCACGGCGAAGTCATACCTGGTGGCAAGCAGCTGGTGAAGGATCTGCGTGAAATAGTTCTCAGGAACCTGATCCCGCCATTTCGCCCAGTCGATCCCCCGGCTCACCGTCGAGGTTTTGATCTCCAAAATGCCCTTCCGTCCGGTGTCCGTTTCCGTCAGTTCTCCGTCCAGCGTGGCAAAAAGCCATGGGCGGTCGCTCTGGTAGAGAATGTCATAGGCACCGTAGTAAAGCTCATAACCGGGATACTGCGCCATGAAGAAGTCCCGGATGGCCGGTTCCATCCGCCGCCCCAGCTCCACGGCCTCGTTACCGCCGAGATCAGGTGCGGCTTGCGCCCCGGTTTTCTCCTTCCACAGCGTCAGCGCCGTTTTCCATGGGCTTCGCCCAATGGCCGCCGCCGCCTCGCTGCCGCCGATACCCCGGCGCCGTCCTGCCAGCCATTGCGCCCGGTCCGGGAAAGTCAGCCGTACCAACTCACCCATTTTTCAGCTCCTCCCAATACCCCATCACGGTCCGGGCATAAGCGCTGTGCCCCGGATGGCCGCTGTTGTAGGCCGTCAACGCGTTCTCTACGTCATACCGGCTCAAAAGCTCCGCCATGTAGTCGCAGGCCACCCGGAAATTCCCGAAGGGGTCCATCAGGTCCGTGACCCCCAGCCGCTCCATCCGGGCCTTGTGCCACCGGGGTTGTACCTGGCAGTAGCCCCAACTGGCCCCGCCGTCGCCCTTCACGTTCCGGTAGCCGGTCTCCTTGCGGATGATGGCCAGCATCAGCGTGTACTCCACGCCGCTTTCCTCGCAGGCCGCCCGAAGCTGGCTTTGCAGTTCTCCGTCCAGCGGAACGTCCTCCCGGAAGTATCCGCTGGCATAAAGCGCCGCTTCGATTTTCTCGTTCTCGTAGTCCTCCTGGACCGGCGGGGCTGTCTCAGGGTCCAGCTCCTGCCAGAGGACCAGCGAGGCGTACTCCACCGCCGGTGTCTCGTCCCCGGCCAGCCGTCCCGCCGTCACGGTGGGCGCCTCCGGCTCCGGCTTCCCGGTATCCCGTGTCAGCCACAGTGCTGCCAGCACCAGCGCCACAGCCGCCCACAGCAGAACCGCTCTGCGGATGGCCTTCCGCCTACGCTCCGCAGCTTCCCGCCGTGCCACGCGAAGGGCGTTTTCCAAGTGGGCTTCCCACGCGGCCTCCGCCTCGTATTCCTCAAAGGTTTTCATCAAATTTCCGTCTCCTTACAGCAAAAACAAAAAGCGCTGCCGAATGGCCCGGTATCCCCGGTTCCATCAGCAACGCTCTGCTCCTCTGCCCCAACGCTTAGGGACAGGCATCTCATTCAATTTTCCCATAGGCTTACTTGATCTCGTCCCGCCGGATGCGGATCACCTTCACGCCGTCCTTCACCGGGATCAGTTCTACGCGGTCTCCGTGGGTCAGCGCCTTTTCAATGGCTTCCAGCGTCTTTGCGCTGATATGCGTCGGTGTCATGGTCCTCTTGCTCCCTTCGTTAATAGCGGATGGCGTCCCGCAGTTCCTCAATGGGAATGTCCAGTGCGCGTCCCAGCTTCAGCAGTTCCTTCAGCGAAAAGTCCTGCGGGGACTTCTTCCGCGCCCGTAGGGTCTGCGGCGTCATGCCCGCCTTCTCCGCCATGGTGCCCACCGGCATCCCGATTGCGGCCTGTCTGCCCCACAGCAGTGAGATCAAAACCTCGTCATTGGGCTTCCGCCCCAGCTTTACCCGCGGCATCCCGCCGCCTCCTTTCGCAATTTAATACTCCATGCCCCGCTCTTTTGCCATGCGAATCACCTTCTGCTTCAGAAGCGTTTCAAAAACAGGGCGCAGTTTAGGATCTCTTGCGATCACATGGAGTTTAGAAACACCTTTGCACTCCGTAGCCGTAGCCCCGGCGTTTTTCATGCGCTTGCGAAGCCGTGTCTGCCGGGTTTCCAAATCCACATGGCCAACCCGCTCTACGTCCTCATAGAGTTCTGCACGGAATGTCTGGTGATTCGTCTGGAATCGCTCTACTGCCGTATTGATGGCTTTCTGTGCTTTCTCCTGCCATCCGTCCTCTGCCAGCATGGGTGCCGCCATTACATCCATCACACCGTCCAAAACGGCCTGCTTCTGCTCTACGGCTTTCAGCCGCCGCTCCTGCTCCACGTTGATCTGAGCCTGAAGGGAAAACATCTCCACGGGGGATAGCGCCTTTTGACCGTAACCGCCGGTCTTTCGGATAGATGGGAGAACTTCGCTTGTGACCCACTTGCGGAAGGGCTTTGCCTCTGGCTTGTCCGAGCGGAGAATTACATGGTAAAGGCCGCTCTCGTTGACAATGGTTGTTTCCTGCTCACGCCCCAGTGAATCGGTGAGGGGAATCTGATTCCGCTCATCCTCATCAAGCCGGTCTGCAACCTTATGGGCGCTTCCAAGTCCCAGTACGTCGCATACATCTTTTAGCACAAACCACGGTTCGCCATTGATTTCCACGGTTCGTACCTCGATGCTCCGGTAGCGGAAAACTTGCAATTCATTCATTCCCGTCACCCTCCTTAATACCAAGGGTTTCGTTGATGGCCGCAATGATCTTGGGAGTTCTGAGCGTTCCGTACATAATTCGATACAAGTACGAATCGTCAAAGTACAGCCCGGTTTTTTGATGGACTTCCGAAATGAGCCAGGTTTGCGTTCGGTCCATATCAAGCAGACATAGCTTGATTTTTTTGCCGTATTCCGTAATCTTTGCCATAAACTTCTTTTTCACACTCCTTTATCGCTTGACAATTACGGAAATCAGTAATATTATTGTGTTGTAGGTACAAAAAGTGAATATTACGGAGTTCCGTCTCTACCTTGCATTTTATTACGGTTTGCCATAATAGTCAAGGCTGAAATTTACGGAATTTCGTAATTCGACGATATGCACAAAACAAGGAGAAATACTATGGCTAAATCGTCAATTAAGATCAATCCGCTTTACACACGCATCGAAAAAATGGCCGCTGAGCGGGGCTATAAGAACATTACCGAGTTGTGCAAGGCATCCGGTGTCCCTCGTGCCACACTGACGGATTTGAAATACAATCGAACGAACGATTTATCGTCTAAAAATTTAACAAAGCTGTCCGCAGCCTTTAACCTGCCGACAGACTATATATTGGGAATCTCTGTTGAAGCTCAGATCGACGAAGCCAACTTTCGCTTGGCGGAGCTGGAAAAGGAACTGAAAACCGCCACGGCGGAGGAAGCGGACAAGATCGCCGTGGAGATCGACGGTCTGCAAGAATCGCTCCATGACCTCACCTTTATCCAGACCATTGAGGCTGCGGCTGACCGTCAGGCAAAAAAAAATACCCGCCCCGCCAAAAGCGGGACGGGCAGCGCCTACGCGCAGTCGATTTATGATTTTGTCGATTCCTGCGAGGCTGGCCAGCTGGCCGACCTTGCGCAGTACGTTGAGTTTTTAAAAAGCCGTCAGGGGAAGCCCACTACCTGATCTCTGTTTTATTGCGGTGCGCCGAATGCCCCGCCTTGAATGGCTTCCCACAGCTTTTTCATGCTTTCATCCGACAGTTCTTGGATCTGGTGCTTCAATTCCTTACGGAGACCCGTGTCGGTATGAAGGTCCGTTCCTGTTGATTCCATGTTTGCACATACAAGTCCTTTCTCCCCATCCGTTCCGTTTTTCTTCCTTACCCCCTGAAGCTGTGATGGCGAGCCGCCGCCCCAGCCACGAAAGCGGCGGCCCGTTGAGACCTGCTGCTTGGGGGTGCGGTAGGTCTGTTTTTATCGTACCATCAAGTCTCCAAGTTTGTAAGTCTTAATACACACGATTTTGGTGTTGATACACACGATTTCTACTGTTAGTCTAAACATTTTGGCAATTTCGACAAGGAGGTACTCTTCGTATGCTGTCATTGATTGACCAGTGCCGCGCGGCAAAAGAGGAAAAGCACATCACGAACAAGGAAATTGCGGACGGCAGCGGAGTTCCTCTCAATACGGTGAACAATATGTTCCGTGCCACCACCCATTCCCCTACGCTGGAAACCCTCGGCCCCATCTGCGCTTTCCTTGGAATTTCCATTGATCAGTTTTTAGGGATGGAGCCAACGGAAGATTCTCCGCCACCGGAGACCATAGAGGAAATCGTAAACCGGGAGATGGATGTTTACCGTCAGGAGATCAACGGCCTGAACGCCCAGAATGAGATCCTGCGGGAGTTCGTAGACCATCAGAACCACGGCATCCGTATGCGGAACTTTCTTTTGTTCCTGCTGCTTGTCCTTCTGATCTTCGCCCTGGCATACGCCGCCTATCTGGACTTGCATTGTCTGGAATTTGGGTTCTTCCACGGCTGATACACACGGGAGGCCTGAATATGAAATGCAAAAACTGTAAGCGTGTCATTGACGATGATTCTATTTTCTGTAAGTGGTGCGGCGAACGCCAGATCAGGGAGCGCAAAAAGAAAGGCGAGATCAAAGTCCCCTCCCCTCGCCAGCTCAAGTCCGGCAAGTGGAATATTGAACTGCGGGCCGAAGGGCAGAGTATCACGGAGGATACCGCCGCTCTGTGCGAAGCCAAGGCCCGCGCCATCCGCGCCGGCTTTCTGGAAGCCAAAAAGGAATCAAAATGCAGCCTCACGCTTCTTCAGGCAATCGACAGTTATTTGGAAAAAAATCAATCTCTATCCCCGTCAACGATTCGTGGATATGAGTGTATCAAAAAGAATCGCTTCCCCGGAAAGATCAATGCCAAAATACAAGACCTTTCAAACTGGCAGCAGGAGATCGACGAGGCCAGTGAAACCCTGTCTCCTAAAACGGTGTATAATTCATGGGGCCTTGTTTGCACCGTGATGCGGGATAATCACATCGCTCCGCCAGAAGTCCGGCTCCCTCAACGCATAAAAAAAGACCTTCCCTGGCTGACCTACCAGCAGATTCTTGTTTTTGTGGACGCTGTGAGCGGCAGCCGGTTTGAATCGGGCGCGCTGCTGGCCCTTCACAGCCTCCGCCGTTCTGAGATATTCGGCCTTTCCTGGGAAAATATAGACTTGAAGAAAAAGCGAATTACCGTTCAGGGCGCACGGGTCATGGATAAAAACGGAAACTTCGTGTACAAAAAGACCAACAAAAACGTTTCGTCTCAACGCACGATCCAAATTATGATCCCCGCCCTTTACGAGCTGCTTTCGCAGCGGAAAAGCGCCGGCCTTCCCATTCTGGATTGTACTGAAAATTCTTTGCGCGGCGGCATCAACCTGATCTGCAAAAAGAATGACCTTCCTGAGTGCGGTGTTCACGGTCTCCGCCGCTCCTTTGCCTCCCTCGGTTTCCATCTTGGGCTAAGCGAATTGGAAGTACAAGAAATCGGTGGATGGAGCGATCATAACACCGTTCATAAGATTTATCTCAAACTCGCCAGAGAGGACCGTCTCAACGCCGAAAACAAAATGGAGCGGTTTTACAAAAACCGAGGCGATGACCCCGCTCCGGACGAAGAACAGCTTCCTGACCAAACGACTCGCGCATCCGCCTGACTTTCCCATGTCCCCCACCGCCAAACCTCACATTTTACGAACGATTTTACGAACGTCGCAAAGCGCCCATTCATTTCCAACGGTTATAGCCATTTATTAGCGGGTTCGACTCCCGCCACTCGGACCAACCCCACAATCCTTGTGATTGTGGGGTTTTCCTTATATTTCAACTGGTTCATCCGTTTTTGGATGGTAAAAATATTTTCCATTACGTCAATAAAAATACAAAATGAAAGGCGTTTTATCTTCGATTTTACGAACGGTTTTACGAACGGAAAACCCCCGCTTCAAAAGCGAGGGTTTTTCTTTTGCATTATTTTGCTTGCACGTCCTCCACATAGCACCAGCTCTGGGGCGGGCGCTTGATCTCATCATCCTCCAACCGCAGCCCTGTTGGAAATTCTGGCTTGCGGAACTCCGTCAGTTCCCGTGGTTGGACATAGATTTTTAGGCCGGAGATATGCCAACCGTAAACATAGTGTTTTCCCTCTTCGGAATATTTGAAATAGATATCTTCGCGGCGAACACAGGATTGCTGTTCGGCAATGTCTGCATTTGCCATCTCACATCGTTGTAGGATGTAGTCGCACACAAACTCGCCGATAACCTTGCCGTTGCATCTGCCGACCGTATTGGTTCGGACGGTATCCCTGTCCAGATTTCCACCCTTTACGGAGATATACGGATGACCACTTGTGCAGTAGATATAGCACTTAAACGGTACTTCCAGTTTCGGCACGGACTTACGCAATTCCATAGTTTTTCTGCCAATGATGATTTTCGCACACCACTCCGGGCGGATGCTCAGCATAACAGCCTTACTCATCCTTCGTCGCCTCCAATGCCGCTTCGGCTTCTTCGCGGGTCAGGAAAACGGTCTTGCCGATTTCATTAACCGGTACGCCGAAAATGGATTTATCAACAAACCCGGCTACGATATCCCATTCAATGAATGTACAAAACAATTCCACGCGAATTGCCTTTACTCGGTATTCGCTTATGGTTTTTCGACTTGTAACCTCATACACCGTATCTCCGGGCTTGCACGGCAGCACCTCCAATCGTCCGTCCTTGTCGGCCTCGGCCAGATCGCGGATGCGATTGAGCAATGCAAGCTGCTCCGTCAGCGTTTTCGATTCTTTCAGTGCGTAATCAAACAGTTTTCCCAAAGCGGTTACTTCTTCCGGCGTCCGCTCTGTGTCCTCGTATTTCACCAGCCGGTCTAACAAACGATTGCGGCAATACAGTGCAGTGCAGTCAGCCATCGGCTTACCATGCTTACCCGTCCAATCCGCTTTGCACTTCTGGCAGTCCATCATTGCCTGTCCATCGGTGTCGTACTTCGTCAATCGCTCCATCTTCTTACCTCCATACCATATCACATTTGTGGACTGCGCAATCCGTTAAAATGGCCTTGAAATCCCGGAACATGGCGCAGTCTTTTCTTCCAGCGTAGCCGTAGTGAATCGCGTCATCATAATCTCCAATCACCTTTAGGATCTCCTTGCAGGCCCCATAGTGGATACTACCTCCCACGTCCGGTTGAAGCAGAAAATCCACTATTTTTATAGAAACCTTTTTCTCTCGGATCAGTTCTTCTGTCCTTTTGTCAAAGGCATCAAAATACTGCTTCCGTGCTTCTCCTATAAAGGGGGCTTTGTCAATACCCTGATAGTGATTCCAAAATACACCGCCGTACAATTCTGCGACCTTATCCCTCAGTCTCTTAAATCCAAAATAGCCAAGGTCAATGCTTCGCCCGGTTTTCCGGCATAAAACTGTCATTCCCATTTTTATCTCCCCATCTTTTCCAAAAACTCATCAATCCTGCCCTGGTCTGCCACAACAACCTCTTTCCCGATTTTCTCGGCGTAGGCCCGCTCCAACCGCGCCCCGTCGCTTTCACGCCAGTCCGGTAGCAAAACCACTCCGTCCGCGCAGTCGATCATAGCGAGGCAGATGCGCATATAATCGCCCTGCTCCATGCCTTCGGGCAAATGGGCCGGGTTCAGGACGCAATGTCCCATGGCAGTGAGGGCCTGCTCCGCCTTGGCGAATTTCTCCCGGTAGTTCTTGTCACCGGTGATCTTCCCAGCAATATACACACGCAGATGTGCCCCCACCTGCATATCAAACGCCCGCTTCGCGGGCCGCTGCTTGCTTACAACTCTGATGTACTCAATCATCCTTGCTCTCCTTTGCATTCCGCATACGCAGTTCATTGACGGCATCCACAAGCTCGTTGATTTTCTTTCTTAGTTTTTCATTGCTGTAATCACTTGCAGTTTCACAAGCCAAAGGCTCAATCTTACTCTTTTCTTTCTCTGTAAGGTCATAACGCCCAATGCGATTGAACTGCCGGTGCGCCTCGTTGGCTGTAAACTCATACGTCATGGTTTCCTCATTGCTGAATTTCACGGTAATTATGTACCCCGTCACAATATCTTGGTAGCACAAAAGATCACTCTTGATGACATACCCCCGGTTGCCATCCTTGGTCTCAGCGTAGTCTCCGATACGAAATTCATATTTCATTTGCCATTTGCCCCCTTGTTTAATTCTTTTAACGCCTTAAACAAATCATAGCAGTTCGTATCATACGATACTTTAGCCAAATCACATAACTGTCGGTACGCAATGGCGGTTCTGCTTTCGTCCGCTCCATGAGCAATATACTTGCCGTCTTTTCTCAAAGTGCAGTTGGGGGCATGAACATATACGGATCCGCACACTTCATTCTCGATGTTCAAGAGTGGTTTCTTGAAAATTATATTAAATACGCCACAATCAGTGCTAACTACAAATATGTCCTCAGCTGCGATTTCGGCAATCTCCGCACCGCCCTCAGTTGTGCTGTCATATTCCATATGCCCTGTTTTCATCAAAAATCCTCCTCATCATACAATCCTCCGGAAACATCAAGGGTATCAACCCCTTGAATCCCGTGGAGACGAATATATTTTTCGCCTTCCCACCAATCGTTTAACCATTCAACGCCCCTTTGGTATGGGGAGGCAATTTCATTTGTGCAACGCCATTCGACCGAATCATAGGACGCTTCGACAGAAACGATTACATCTTCATCACCATGGTGACCCCAGTACCTTTTCACATATTCTTCAACTTTGCTATATCCATTTTCGTTGTCTTTAAGAATTAGAGATACCATCAAAAATTCCCCCTTAATTCAAAAAATCATCTGGCACAAAACGAACCCGCACTGGAAGGCCGAACCGGTCAACAGCAGCGTCAGGAACGCCAGTGCGCCCTTATCCCAGTCTTTGCAGATGCCGTAACAGGTCCACCCGCAAAGGCAGATGGGAATAAATATCAGAATCGCCAGCTTAGCCATTTTTATTTCCCGCTCCCATCTCCGGCCGCGTAAGCGGACGGTACACTGTCTGAATATCATTCTTCCATGGCGTCAGCCAGACGCACCACATCACGTCCATCAGCGGACTTCCCTTCTCTCCCGGCATCCGCTTCTTGAAAAAGAAATCCGGGCGCCACGTCAGCGGCAGAATGTAGCTGGGCGGGATCTCGTCAAACAGCTTCCGCCGGCACGTTGCGTTCCAATACTGCGACTTGAGAAGGAACGCGAAAGGCTTGCCCAGCTCCGCCGCCCTGCGAATGAACGCTTCCGCCAGAGAGAAAGGCGGGTTCGTGATGATCCAATCCGCCACGTCAATGCTGGACTTCAAGAAGTCCGTCCCATCCAGAATGTCTGTTGTATAGACGGTCTCAAAGTAGGTCTGAAGCACCCCGGCCATATCACCCTCGCCTGTTGCCGGTTCCCATACGGACGTTGTGCGCGGAAGATTCAAAAAGCGCATGAGCGCCACCGTCACATCCGGCGGCGTGGGATAGAAGTCCGACTGACTCCGCCCATACGCGCTGTTCCCGCCCGCTATCCTACTTGCATTCAAGCTATCCATATTCAACCTTCCGTAAACAAACTGATCTGCGCCGTGTGTTCCGCAAAGCGCTTTTCCTGCGCTTGAAAATAGTGAGGGTCGATCTCACACCCAACAAAATCAAAGCCAAGATCATAGGCGGCTATGCGGCTGCTGCCGCTGCCCAAGTGGGTGTCCAGTATCTTGTCTCCCGGTTTGGCGTACTTCTGCAAAATCCATGTGTATAGCGCCACCGGCTTCTGCGTCGGGTGGATGCGCTTCTCATTAAGAGCCTTGTTCCCCTGCTGGACTGTCCCCTCTGCGATGCTCTTTCCCTGCATCATGCCGCGCCACATGAACCGAAATATATCAGTCCGAAGGTTCAAAGAGTTGAACGCGATCTCAGCCCCGGACTGGTCGACTCCGTCATTGCACTTGTCCCACACGATTGCCCCGCCGCGAGGGAGAACAAAATAATTCGCTCCCCAAATGATCTGATTTTTGCTGACACGGAAAAGCTCCGCAAAGTACCGCTCATCCGCCGGGGAACGGTCAAATCCGGTCTTTTCGTACCCGCCATCCTTGACGTAAATCCTTGAGCCATTCTTCTGTGTTACATAGCGGCTCCGGTCCTTACCGCCATCTTCTCCGATTCCATAAGGAGGGTCCACCACGGCCAGATCAAACGCCTTGTCCTGCAGCGTCCGCATATACTCCATGCAGTCCATGTTATAGGCTACGTTCAATCCTTTTTCCCTCCCTTGATAACAGTAAATGCCCCGCGGCGCTTGACCGCCACACGAGCCTCCTTCTGCTTCATCTGTTCCAGATACTCTTTATACTTCGCCGGTAGACGAAATTTTTCACACGATTTTCGCCATTGACTCCGCTTCGTATAGTCCCCATCGAACCACTCGCACTCATCACAGCAATAGCAGACGTCCTCCACGTCCTTGATCTCTCCCGGCGTGAAGTATGCGCTGAATAACTCGCAGTTATAGAGACAGTTGTTGCAGATACACCCATAACAGCTCATTCCGCATCTCCATCAGCCGAAGAGGTCTTATCCGCAAAGCAAAGGTGTCCTCCGCCGATTTCCCTGATAAGCATATCAAGCTGCCAGTGCATAAAGACTTGTTTGTGAACCGTCCTCCCATGCCAGAAAAAATACTGCGTCTCCGGGGAATGCAGAAAGTCCTCAATGCTCTTGACCCGCGTCCCCTGCCTGTATTTCCGCTTATATGCCATACATACACTCCCCGTTTTTGGAATAACATCTCTCGTCTCAGTCTAAGACCTTTTCTCCCGCTGCTTGCGCCCCTTCTTTAGCGATGCTGCCGTGCGGCTTTTCGGAAAGGTCAGGTATCGGGGGTTCGCGTAGCGGAGGACATGGTACAGTCTATCCAGCCCACAATTGATTGTCCTGCTGACTGTTGCCTTGGCTACCCCCAACTCTTGACCGATATCCTTCATGCTCATGCCATAGACGAAAAACATCTCCATATACTTCCTCTGTGTATCCGTCAGTTCTTCGTCCATCGCCACCCGCAAGGCGTTTAGCGTATGGGCATGGAAATCCGCTTCTTCAGCAAACTCCCCTTGCAGCCACGCCGCATACTGGCTCTTGTCTCCCCAAAACTCAAACAATGACACACAGCGCTCAGAACTCCCGCTTGGCATTCACGCTCACCTCCATTGCCATGGCTTCACCAAAGTTCTCCTATCTTTAGCATAGCAACCCCCTCCAATAGGGTTTTTGCACACACGCTTCACCTACCGCCTACCAGTACGTCACCTACCGACCACCTGCGCCCCGCCCGTGCCGCGCAGCCTAAGTGCGTATTCCCCACATAAGCGAAGCGTTTTTATAAAAATTTTTTTTTGACCCCTTTTTGACTTTTCCGTTTTTTGCCCCGTTTTTCTAAACTACCCCCCCTTAGCGGAGGAAGAAAAGGACACGGGTGAGAGAACATGGGGGGAGGGGGAAGAGTTGTGGAGAGATTCTGCGCCGATCCGGTGGCCAGGTCTGTAAACCACCCCCCACCAAGCCGGGGCCGTGGTCAGCTGGTCAGCGTGTGCCATTGGAGAAGGGGCGGGGCCGCTGGGCGGGTCTCGGAGAGGGTCAAGACCTGTTGCAAATGCCTGAACTGTTGCCATAATACGCAATTAGGGCAACAGTTAGGGCCTTTTTTGGTGGCAAATGCAACAACAGCCCATGCCGCCCTTGTGCAACCTGACGAAAGACGGTGGGAGCCGGGGCCGCGGTCGGTTCTCTGGCTCTCGGTGCCGGTGTCCGGGCCGGCCCTCCGATGGTTGGCGGCTGGTCTGCTGACGGTGCCCGGTCTGGCATGGTCGGCGGTGGCCGTGGAGGTCGGGCCGATGCGATCCGCCGGAACAGACCCCCGGCGGTGACTCCTCCACCCCTTCCCCCTTTTCCCTTGTCCATTGCTTCCGGTCCTGCGGGAGTGCTCCGCGCCTTTCTTCATTTGGGTAAAGCGTCCGGGGGTTCTTGGGGGTACGTTTTAGGGTACTCTAATCAAGCGCGCCCGCAATAAACGCGCCCGCGCGCATAGGGGTTAAAAATAGCCCTCTGGCATGGTCCAGGATGCAAGCGGCTACGCGGTGCGGGTTCTTGGTGCGGTGCTGGGCGGTATTGCTCAGAGGGCACGAGAAAAGCCCGCGGGGGCTTCCCTGCGGGCTGTGGTGTATGGTATAGGGGGCGGCGGCGGAGATTACACAAGAAATAACTCGCCGTCAAATTCCAGGCTTACGGCCTCTTGTTTCATTTCGTTCTTGATCTTCTGGCAAATAGCGACGATCTCGGCGGCGTGGTTCTCGATGTCCTCGGCGGCGGCGTTGCTGTAGACGATGGTCACGGCCTCGCCCACGAGTCCGGCGGACTGGCTCACCCAGTAGCCGCGGGCCTCGGTAGCGGTGGCACCGCCGAACATGGCGGACAGCTTCGCGGCGACTTCCTCCACCTGCTGCCGGTTGTCGGTGGGGTGGTCGGTGTCGGTGGTGCTGGGCACGTAGATAGCCACGCGGGAAGCCAGCTTTACAACGCCGGGGATAGATTCGAAATAACTCTTTTTCATTTTCTGTTCCTCCTCTTCCTTATGCGGTCGCCCGTGTGCGGCGGCTGATCTCTGCGAGTGCTGCCCTTACTGCGGTTTCATCCTCGGCGTATGCCGTGCCGGAGATCGTCCCGCAGGCCCTCCGGTATGCTGCCCGGTCATCAGCCCAGGCGATCAGCTCGCGGAGCTTGTCCATGCTCATTTTGCTATAATCCATTTTGTAATCCTTTCCGGGCCGGTGCCCCTCTGACCTGTCGGCCTCCGTAGTGTTGTCCTGTTCTTTATGCTCTTATTATATATGGGTAAACCCCATATTTCAATAGTCAATTCTCACAAAAGTAAACCCCATATTTTGTATAATATTTATGGGGTAAACCCCTTGTTTTACACGCCGCTGCCCCCTATAATAATAGATGTCAAAAGGATAACACACCACCACCGGACCGGCGGCCGCTCCGCCGGGGAAAGGACGTTAAACCATGGCCAACTATTATATCAGAGATGCGGCCCATGCCGCCGCGATCATGGATGAGTTCCGCCGCTGCGGTGACTGCGGCAACTGCGGACTTAACACGCCGGAGGGCTGGCGCTGCTCCCACATGGCGGAGCAGGCCGAAAAGTACTTGAGAGATCACAGAGAGGAGGCCCGGAACAATGGCTAATCTGTTAGAGAGATACGAGGCCCAGTATGGCCCCGCTGCAAGTGGCTACCTGTACACCCTGGGCGGTGATCCTGCCGCAATCGTGGCGGAGATGGAGCGCAACCAGGCAGCGCCGGAGGCGGACCCGCTCGCGTTCCTGGCTCCGCTGATGCCCACCACCCCAGAACAGGACGCACACAACGCCATCTTGCGCGAGATCCAGCGCCTGTATTTTCTGCCGATCTCCCGCGCTTCGGCTCTGGCCGTGTGTAATGTGCTCGGCGAGGCCGGCGAGCTGATCCCCTTCCCCGGCCTGCCGGATTTCCGGTTTAATGCCTGGGCGTTTAAAAACGCCTGGAACGAGGCCCACCCGGACGAGGCACGGATCGCCGTTAACGGTGCCGCCATGCTGAGCATCTAACCACCCACACAGAACAGCGGCCCAGGATCACCCCGGGCCGCTCCACCCTATGAAAGCGAGGTAAAACCACATGCCCAGACCAAGAACCAGCACCACCAGAACAGACGCCCAGAGACGGGCGGAAAACAAGTATAAAAACAAGGCGCAGATTGTGCTTGCCTGCCGAATGGACCGCCAGACGGGAGAACGCTATAAGGCCCTTTGCACGGAGCAGGGCACCACGCCCAACGCCGAAATCAAAAACTTCATTTTGTCCCAGCTGGGCGAACAGCCCAGCAACTAACCCAAAAACGCAGAACAGCGACCCGGAAAAACTCCGGGCCGCTGCTTTTTTATGCCGTTTTTTCAATCCGTCACGCGCTCGCCATTGGGTAAAATAAACGCGCTTTCAAACCCGCAGCCAACAGCCGCGGCAACGTCCTTCAGGTCTGCCGGGGTAAACCCCTCCCGCTTCATCTTCTGGGAAAACGCCTGCGGACTGCTCCCGCAGCACCGCGCCAGCTCAGAAACACTGATCCCCAGCTTTACGCATAAAATTTTTATCTGTTCCGATGTCGGCATGTAATCACCTCATTTCCCTTTAAATATAAACGCTTTCGTTTGCGTTGTCAACAGAGACTTTCAAAAAATAAACGGTAATATTTAAACTTGCCTATTGACATTTTAAACGTTATCGTTTATACTATAAACATAAACAGAGCCAAACAAAACCGACAGGAGGCCGAGATCATGAGTTTTCACCTTTTTATCCTCGTTTTGGGCGCTGGCACCTTTGCCCGCCTGATGTTCCGCATCGTGGACCGGATCGAGGCCCGCCGCTAAATCAAAATCAAGGAGGATTGCCAAATGATCACCTACACAGAAACCGCTTTCAATATGGAAACCCGACAGTCTGAGCCGGTGGCCCGCTGGACCATCGAGACCACCGCCGCGGACCTGCTGACCGTCAGCCGGAACGGCGAACGGAAAACCGTTAAAATCGTCCCGGATGGTTCTTTTGTGGTAGCCCTGAAAAAAACCTATATCCGCGCCGCCGGTGGTGCGGAGGGCCTTTATAAGACGCTGGATCGCTGGGCCGCTGAGTCCTGCTCGTCCTGCTGGCTGGGTAAGGTCCTGCGCTGGGCGTTTTTCGACTGCAAGCCCGCCAAAATCACCACCAACTAAAAGGAGGATCAACCCATGTTTAACAGTCTTTATCATGCCGAGATCGGCGGGGGCTACACCCTCCGCCGGAAAGTCATCATCAACGCCGTGGACCTGCGGCCCCTGGGCGGTCAAATTGAGGTTGCCGCCATCATCGAGAACGGCGACGAGCTGAACAGCACCACCGTAACAACGGAGGCCGCCGCCCTGGCCGCGTTTCATTCCATGATTCAGCAGTACGCCGAACCCCTGCAAAAAGCTGTGGACGCCGCCGGACTGGTTCCGGGCCGGAAATATACCCTTGTATATCTCTCCGAGTTCGGTTTCCCCATCGCGGAGAAAATCACCTTTCACGGCTACACCCTCACCACCTACGCCCAGCACGCCGACGTTGTGCGCCTGACTTATACCCCATACCGCAAGCGCTCCCTGCGTGGCCGGCTGTTTTGCGGCTCGTCCTCCCTGCTGATCTTCAACGGCTGGCAGGATCTGCCGGAAACCGCCACGCACGAAACCCTGAAGGAGGACGAGAAAATCAAGATCACCCGCAGCAGATACGAAAGCTTTTCCTCTTCCTACATCGAGGACGCCGCCGCCCTGCTGAAGGACCCGGTTCTGATCTTCAAAAGCTACCAGACCGGCGCCAACGGCAAAGTTTACGCCTGAACAGCCACCCGGACACCTTGGAGCCGCCGCACCGGACAAAGCGACGGCACCCCAGAAAGCCAAAATCTACACATTCAAAACACAATTTCAGGAGGATTTTACTATGACTGACAAGAACAACCGCACCACGAAAACCGGCGACGTGGTGGAAATCACCGGCGCATACTTTAAGAATGACAACGGCCTTTACTTCGTCGAGCACACCCCCGGCGATCCGAATTGGAGCGGCCGGGATCACTGCCTCCGGCGCATCAAGCGCAACGGCGAACTGAGCACCGCAAAAGACAATATTTGCTTCTGGCCTATCTCCGCATATGTCAACAGCCGGGACAAGAGGGCCGCCGCGAACCAGTGGAACCGGGAACACGCGGAAATCGAAATCAAGACCTTCCCCCACACAGAACACATTGCCGCCTATTTTGCAGACGAGGCGGACAGCCTGGACGCAACGATCAAGCGCTATACATGGGACTTTGGCGAGGACTGCCAGACCGTCAAGGACACGAAAGAAACGCAAGCCTTTTACCGCTCCGTTGCGGACGGTCTCCGGACTGAACAGCCCGCAGCCGCCCCCGAACAGCCCACCACCACCCAGCAGCCCGAACAGCAGCCCACCGCCACCGGCGCAGGCGCGGAAGCGCCCGCAGAACAGCCGGAGGCCATCCCCGCAGAACAGGCAGAACACGCAGAACAGGCAGAACAGCCCACCCCGGAAAATCGGCCTGAAACGGTCCCGCCTTATGGTTCCATCGACGAGGAAACCGCCCGGAACGCACACTATTGTATTCACATGGGCGACTACGAACCCGGCAGCGCCACGGCCAGTTATCGAAATTCCGTGAACAAGGCCGCCCAGCTGGTAGAACAGCAGAAGGCCCGCGTCAGCGCCTTTTATCATGACAAACTGGACGCCCTGCTGAACAGCTACGCCCGCCGCCTTGCCCAGTGGACGAACGATTACAACCGCAACCAGGCCAGCTATCCCAGCCAGTTTATCGCCGGGGCGGGCAACTTCAATATGCGTAAGCATAACCGCCAAATGTCCCGCGAGGACTCTCTGTGGGAGGAATACCGGCAGATCGAGGCGATCCTGGACAAGATCCGCAGTGTCGGCACCGGCCCGGGAGACCTTGCCGACCCCCACGCCCGCGAAATGCTCACCGAGCGCCTGAACAGCCAACGCCAGATGTTGGAGGACGCCAAAACCGCCAACGCCTATTACCGCAAGCACAAAACGCTGGAAGGCTGCCCCGGTTTCACGCCTGAGCAGGCCGCGGCCCTCACCGCCCCGGACAGCTTTGATATTCGCGTTCACGGTTCCCCCTTCCCCGCTTACGAGCTGGCCAGCATCCGCGGCAAGATCGAGCGGACAGAACAGCGCCTCGCGGAACTTGACCGCAGAGAACAGCAGGCCGCCGAGCCTCAGAACGGCACCGCCTTTGACGGTGGGCAGATCGTCCGCAATATCGACCTGAACAGACTCCAAATTCTCTTTGACGCCATCCCCAGCGCCGACACCCGCGCCGCCCTGAAGCAGAACGGTTTCCGCTGGTCTCCCAAAAATCAGGCATGGCAGCGCCAGCTCACCGACAACGCCGAACGCGCCGCCCGTCAGGTCCTCCGCCTTGCCTGAACAGCGTCAAAAACCCCCTTGGCCCACCCTGCTACAATGAAATTAAAGACGAACAGACCGCCCCGGAGGTCACGAGGGCATGAAAGGACACTCGTATGAAATCCTATAACGAAATCGAAGCCGAAGTAAATGAAATTTGCAAACAACACCCCAATTGCTGGAAATCTCCCGCTGTGAATTGCCCTTACTGGACTGTATGCGGGTCATTTCAGGATGACGCCTACAAAACCGCAGAGCAGCGCGGTGCGGCATTTGAAAGTGCCATTGCCGCCCGCTATGACGAGCTTCACCGTTAATATCAAAACAGGAGGTACAACCCATGCTGAACACTGAACAGGCCCTCACCCGCGTTTTGCAGATTGTCCACGCGCTGGACGAGGGCGAAACCGCCATTTATACCGCCGTCAGCAAGAACCCCTACGAATGGGAAAGCGCCGTCGGCCCCATCCCCCAGCTGTATTTCTTAGAACAGGATCTCCGGCGCACGTTGGCGGAGGAAGCCGCCACAAAGTCTGGGCGCCGCTCCGCCTTTTTCGCCGCCCGCCGCATCTGCGACGCAGCCGTGGCTAAGAACAGCACCCGCCCCGCTTCACAGGGCTTCTGAATCGACGAGGAAGGCAAGCAGTGCGTCTGCGACGGGTACCGCGGCTTCCGCCTGAACAGCCCTATGGAGCTGACCGCCGCGCCGGAACTCAGCGCCGACGGTTCCCGGTTCAACCTGGCGCAGATCATCGCCCCCACCCGCAAGAACACCCTGCGTCTCACGCTCCCCTCCGTGACGGAGGTTCGGGCGAAAATCAAGACGGACCGTGCGGAATGGGCTGCCAAGCGCCACCGCAAGGGCGAAACCTTCTCCCCTTATTACGATTTCGGCCCCGGTCTCCCCAGAGTCAACCCAAACTATCTGATCGACTTCCTTCAGCTTTTCCCCGACGGCGAGGCGTTCGCCTCTGAACAGAAGCCCTATATCACCCCCATCTATTTCCGGTCCGCAGACGGCGAGGGCATCCTCTGCCCCTGCCGCAAGGCCGACGAAGCCGCCGCCTGAACAGCGGCGCAGGAAAGGACATTTTTATGATCGCATATCTGGAAACGCAAAATCGCTATGGCGAGAAAGAACTCTGTGCGCTTGCCGATGGCGTTGAAATCGCCAGAATCACGAAAACAGAAAATATGGGGAAGCCGCAATATTGCGTCGGTATTACATGGGAGCGTGAGCGCTCGGAGTTTTTAGGGCGCGCCGCCACCATTGTCGGAGCCAAAAAACTGATCCGGCAGTGGGGTGAACAGCACCTCACTGAGGTTTCCCAGAGGACCACCGGGCAGGATGTGAAGCGTCTCCCTCAGTTTTCCGACAACGGATTTTACCCCACGCCCTCCAAGTTGGCTGGGCGGATGCTGGGAGGTGTCCGTTGGAAGGATGTTACTGCGATTTTGGAGCCGTCAGCCGGAAAGGGTGATTTGGCGGATGCCGCCCGGAAATTCGTCGAGGATTACCACAATGACCGGAAGGTCTGCGTAGACAAGCGGGAACCGTATATCGACTGCGTAGAGATCGACCCTGATCTTGCCTTTATCCTGAAGGGCAAAGGCTATCCCGTGGTCTCCGATGATTTCCTGACCTTCCATACATTCAAGCAGTATGACCTGATCCTCATGAACCCGCCCTTTGAGAACGGAGATGAACACCTGCTCAAAGCTTTGTCGCTTATGGAGCGCGGCGGCCAGATTGTTTGTCTGTTGAATGCGGAAACCATCCGAAACCCCTACACCAACCGCCGAAAGGTCCTGCGTCAGAAGCTCTCAGAGTACAATGCAAAAATCGAATTTATCGAAAATGCGTTTGCCCACGCCCAGCGGAAAACCAATGTGGAAATCGCCATGATCTTTGTTGACATTCCCCACCCACAGCCGGAGTCCGATATTTTTGAGCATTTAAAGCGTTCTCGCGAAGAAACATGCACCGCTGCGGATGGTCCAACCGCCTTGGCGTCTGCCGACTGGCTGCAAAACATGATCGACGGGTTCCAGTTTGAGGCGGAGCTTGGGAATAAACTGATCCGGGAATATCAAGGGCTTTGTCCCTACCTGATGAACGGCAGCACCACCTATGAAAAACCGCTTCTGGAACTCACTTGTTCGGAAAAGGGGCGCGGAAATGACGCTGGACTTCCAAACGTCTATCTCCGGGCACTCCGCGGCAAATATTGGCGTACTCTGCTGTCCCGCCCGGAACTCACCGGCAAAATGACCTCCGCCATGCAGCAGGACTATCAGGAAAAAATCGAAACCCTCTCCGCCTATGACTTTAGCCGGTACAATATCGAAACCGTCATGCGCGAGATTGCCCACCAGCTTACTCAGGGCGTGGAAGAATCCATTCTGAATCTCTTTGAGACCTTCACGGCGAAACACGCCTGGTATCCTGAGTGCGCCAACAACATCCATTATTACAATGGCTGGGCCACCAACAAGGCCCACAAAATCGGCATGAAGGTGATCGTCCCGGCTTCCGGCTGCTATGCCGACTCCTGGCGAGACGAAAAGCTGGATACCTACCGGGTCAATTCCATGATCTCCGACTTGGAGCGCGCTATGAACTATCTGGACCGTGGCGAAACCTACTGCCATATCCCGGTAGACGGGGCTGTTCGCCGCGCAAATGGCGTCAACAGCAATAAGGTGTCCTTCACCTATTTTGACTGCGTTTTCTACAAGAAAGGCACTTGCCACATCAAGTTCAAGCCTAATGCAGCCCGCATTATCGACCGCTTGAATATCTTTGCCGGTCAGCGCAAAAACTGGCTTCCCCCAGTCTATGGAAAGAAGCATTATCAGGACATGACACCGGAGGAACAGGCAGTGATCAACGAGTTCCAGGGCGAAGCAGCTTACGAGTCCGTATTGTCTGATCCGTCTATGCTGATCTCCGCCGGGGACATTGCCCTCGCCGCCCTTCCATCCTCCAATCTATGAAAGGAACCGTCCCATGAATTATAAAGCTATTATGAAGTACAACGCATTGATTGACGATCTTGTTGCGCTTGCCAAAGAGTCGCATGATTCCAGAGAGTCTATCGTCTGCACGGAGGCATCAACAATGCTCAGGCATCTCTTCGACAAAAACGAACGGCTTTCGATGGAACTGAAGCACATGGAAGAAGTCGCCGCAAGCGCCAAGTCTGAAAAGTTCAGTCTGCAAAATTTTATCCTTGCAAACCTCGTTCTCCCGGAGCAGCAGGTATGTATATGCGAACACGCCGGTGAACAATACTTAAAAATGGCTTGGTTCGGCCCGTTTCGCGCGCTTCCAGATTCTTATTCTCACCGCACCGTGGAGCAGGTTTTTGTCCCAATCCCCGGAGCGCCGCAGGGACATTATTTTTGCAATCTTTGCTTTGCTTTGGCCCCGGAACCCTAAATGTCAAAAACCCCCTTGGAGGGGTATCGTATAATAAAATCAAGGGCGAGATAGACGCTGCCCTTGCTTTCCATCTTTTACCTCGCACGGCGGCTGCCGGCCTACCCAACGGCAGCCGCCAAACTCCAAACAGCATGGGCGAAAATCGTGCGGACACGGCGCAGACTCACACCCTGCGCGAACAGGGCTTTTGGCTTGTCCTCTGTTCTCCCGGTTCAACTCCGGTTTCGCTCACCAGCGGCGCGGATGCCGCACGTAGTATTCTCCTACCTTCCAAGCGTGGCCCGTAAGTACACGCTCGCCGTTCTCGGAGCGGTGCCCCGGTGAAATTCCGGCAGGGCGCAATGCGGATATAGTTCATCGGCAGAACGGCGGCTTCCCAAGCCGCGAAGGTGGGTTCGATTCCCATTATCCGCTCCAAGGGTGCACGAAGCGCCCTGCATGGATCGCGAAGCCTCCTGAATGTGTATGACAGCCCGGAAAGACGGGCCGCCACATCACCCGCCATGGCGCAAACAAGGCGGGATCACGCAGACGTCCAACCGGTACTTTTGTCCTTTCCTCCGGGAGCCGGGGACCACTCCGGCCGTCTGCACCATGCCCGCCCACATAAGAGGTGGTTACTCTATAAACCGTAGTGGGAATGAAACCTCCATGTCTGGCAGTGGAGTCGGCGGGTTGATACAGCCGCTATCGGGATGGTGTTCTCGGAGAATCTGAGCAACCTGACCGCCGGGAAAGTCCGGCTCCTATATGCAGACGTCCCACCCGTATACGATCCTCTGCGGGAAGTTGGGGGCCTCTCCAACCGTCTGCACCATGGCAGGGAGCATTTCGGGTGATGCGTCTCTGCCAGTGCTCCATAAAAATATAAGCTGCGGCCTGTAAAAGCAGCTCGTCTCCGGCAACTGGTCCTTGCCCTTGACGCCCCGGTGCAATTCCGGTTGGGCACAGGACCCCTCGCACCTCTCAACGATGTGGCCCAGAGGGGACATTCGCAGACGTAGCTCAGTTGGCAGAGCACCGCACCAGGAGGTATGCGCAGGTTCAAGTCCTGCCGTCTGCACCACATCCAGCGCCGTGAGAAGTACAATCACAAGCGGGTTGCCCGTAGATAGGCGCGACAGGGCAACAGAAACGTGTACCTATGGGGGCCAACCGCAGGCAGCCGACACGCAGCGGTGACAGTCTGGAAAGACAGACAAACATAGGGGCGAATGTTCCAAGGCTGGCGAGGCGGTCTCCAAAACCGCTTGGGTGGGTTCGATTCCCAACCGTCCCTGCCAGATGTATGCTACCGCATTGCGGCACCGTGGAAGGGTAAGACCGCTACAAGGGGCTTGCCTGTGCGCTGTATGAAAGCGGCAGGTCGAAGAATATTTGTTTAGCTGGACCCGGCTTGTGTAAAAGAAACGGATGCGACTGACATACCGGCGCAGGGCTGAAAAGTTCCGTGGGATACCGGCATTGCTACACTCTGCGCGAGTGCCGAGGCGTTCAATGGATGTGGCGTGGTGGCGACAATCGTATGATTAGGCCGCTGTGTAAGCAATTCAAACGGAGCGCAATGCCGGGAGCCTGTGTAAAAAATACAGGGGTGTAGCCAAGCGGTAAGGCAAGGGACTTTGACTCCCTCACGCGCTGGTCCGAATCCAGCCATCCCTGCCATTGAAATTTTAGGAAAGGAGGAGGTCCCATGAACAAGACTGAACTGATCGCCGCCGTGTCGGAGCGTTCCGGCCACACCAAGCACGATACCGCTATCATGATGGATACCGTGTTCACCGTCATTGAGGAAGCCCTGCTCAACGGCAGCGAGATCAAGGTTCCCGGCTTCGGCAAATTCGCCGTGAAGCACCGGGAAGCACGGGTGGGGAAAGATCCCCGCACCGGCGAGGAAAAGGAGTTCCCCGCCAAGACGGTGGCGGTGTTCCGCCCCGCAAAGCCCCTGAAGGACGCCCTGAACGGCTGATACCCCCATTGCGTAAATCGCCCACAGAAGCCCTGTAAGCGCTCTTTGAGTTTCATGGGGTGTGTTTTACCAACCCCCGCCTCTCTCTTATCTCTTAGGCCGCTTGTGGGGCCGTCAGCGCAAGAATTTTAATCAAGACCATACTCATACCGAAAAAGGGGGAACGGTTTCCGTTTTGGAAAAGGTTCCTCCCTTTTTTATCTCGACAATCTTTCATGAATCCCTTATAATTTCCCCATAAGAACGCAACTACACACCCGAAGGAGAGTTAACTATGAAAATGATCCGCCCCGCCGCCATGAACAAGTACACCGCCCTGCGGGAAGCCGCCAAGAAGATCGCACGGCTCGTCCCGCCCGCCTGTTATATGGAGCAGCCGCCCCACGAAAGTCGGGATACCGCTTCCGTGGCTCTGGAATTTCCCACGCCCCTTGTGGTCCTTAATGCCACCATCCGTCAGGCGCTGTCCTTCCTGTTCTGCCAGTGCGACACCGTGCAGACGGACAAGACCGACCGCGGCATCTGCTTTACCTTCACCGTCCGCGACGTCTGGATGAAGGAGGAATGACCCATGCCCAAAAATCCGGTTCTTGACGATCTGCTCCCCGATATTCGCCTGAAATGGCAGGCGCTTTCTGTGCTGGCATCCCAGCTTCCCCTTATGGACCCGGCCGTTTCCGTGGAACTGACTCAGCCGGAAAATGGCTGCGATATTGCCGCAGTTACGGTCACGATCCTCAGTGATCACACCCTTTCCAAAGGGACTTTGGTCGCTTTGGGTATGCTGTCTAACCATGCGGACCTTATGCACCCATATATCTGCGGGGAGCAAAATATCTGCATGGAATATACCTTGGACCTCTTGTGGAAAGGCGGTAAACCATCATGAATCTGAAAACCAACGTCACCCGCCGGGACTTCCATTTCAGCGTCACCGCCGAGGGGAAGGATGGCTCTATCCGTTTTTTCGCCCACACCGTCGAGGCCGAAAGCGAGGAAGCCGCCCGCCTTCATCTCCTGTCCTTTCTGGACTCCCGCGGCCTGAAGCCGGTGGACGTCCGGCTCAATGACGATTGACCGATTGCGAGGTGTTCTGCATGAGTAATCCAAACGCCGAAATGAAAGCGCTGGCCGATAGCCTCTGGAACAACTACTTTCAGCCCAAAGTGGCGGACGCTACGCGCGCCTGCCTCCGTCTGGAAAAGGCCACCGTAAAGACAGCCCCCAGCGGCGGCACCGTGGCCGTCCAGCTTCCCTTTGACGATACCGTTTTAAACCTTCCATACGCCTCGTCCCTCTCCGGTCTCACCGTCGGACAAGCCGTCTGGGTGGGCATCCCCTACTCCGACCTCTCCAACGGCGTTGTGATGTTCGACGCCACCTTCCAGAACCTTTAAACGGAGGAACCGATGAAAAACAGATTAACGGTCAGACACGGGATGCTGTCCGACCTGAAAACGTATCTGACCCAAAGCGGCTGGAACCTTGAAGATCCCGTTGGCAAATACGAGGTTTTGCGGGCGCGGAATCTAAATTACCCGCGCCCTTTGCTGATCCACAACCGGGCCGAACGCGGCGTTGGGTACAGCATCGACGAACGCGATGCCAAGATTTACAGCGGATGGAAACGGAACCGACGCAAACGCGGCCTTCCGGCTGACTTCCCAACGGAAGAAGAAAACGCGGCATACTGGCGCGGAGAAATCCAATAAGCAAACAAATCAGCAAACAATTTGCAAAGTCTAAGCAAGTTGTAAGCAAGTTAAAAAGCAAAGCCGCCCGTGGTGGGCGGCTTTTTTCATTTCGCAAATGTAATGGAAATAACGAATAAAACGAATATTACCACACAGATCAAAAGCACAACGCCCCATTTCAGCTTTTCCTGATTGCCTTTCCCCTTGCGTCCGTTCTTGGGCGCAAAGCAGCTTGGGTTGTCGGACTTCCCGTACAGTGCGCAAATATCACTGTTTTGACAATCCGCACACCGGCGCTCTCGTTCAGGCAAGGAACGCCGTCGGCTCCTTTTTCCGTGTCGGCTCCACCACCACAGGTTATACTCCCGCTTCGAGTTGTTCCGGAATCGCTGCCCCCTTATCATACATCTTGTCCCCTTTCGCCTCGCTTCCCCCTTGACTTTTGCCAGACAAAATGCTATGATACTTATGCCAGACAAAATAGGAGGTGATCATCCCCATGTCTGCCGCAAAGCTGGGCCGTCCCACAGACAACCCTCGCCCTCACAAAATCAGCATCCGCATCAATGACCGTAGCCAGCAGATTTTAGAAACCTACTGCCGGGAGCAGAATGTCACGAAAACGGAAGCCATTGAGCGCGGGATCACCCTGCTGGCGACCGCCAAACCGATATAAAATTTCCCCATGCTGCTCTATCTTGCCGGACGGACAGCATGAGGAAAACGGCAAATATCCGCAGGGACTCCGCCAAATTCATTATGGCGCGGGCCTTGTGAAAAGTCAAGTATTCTGTCAAAAAGCCCCTTGTCAGCGGCTGGTACAATAAAGATAGAATACTGGAAAGATCAAGGAGGAATCCCAAATGCCCAAGAGTTACTATTTTGACGCGGCGGCCCACGAACCGCCCTCCCCTGCCGCAGTCAAGGCGTTCACCCGCGCCCTGCCCCTTGGAAACCCCAGCGCCCTTCACGCCTGCGGCGTTGCCGCTAAAATCGCCTTGGAGGAAGCCCGCGCCTCCATTGCCCAGGACCTGAACTGTCTCCCGGAGGAAGTCTACTTCACCAGCGGAGCAACGGAAGCCTGCAACTGGATGATGCAAAGTCTGAGCGCCTACACCGGCAAGCTGGACTTTCCCCGGTATTATGAGCATCACGCTGTTCTGGAATATCCCCCCGTAGATCACCCCCGCCGAACGGACCGCACCGGCTTTACCCACATGCTGGCCAATAACGAGACCGGCGAGATTTACGATATTTGCTCCAAGCGGCGAAACGCCCCCAACGCCCTGTTCGGCTGCGACGCGACCGCGGCGGTCGGCCAGATCCCCGTGGACTTCAAGGCCCTTGGTGTGGATTATCTGGCCTTCGGTGCTCATAAGTTCGGCGGGATCTCCGGCATCGGCTGTCTGATCGTCAAGAAGGACACGCCCCTGCTCTCCATGATCCGCGGCGGCGGTCAGGAATGGGGCAAGCGCGGCGGCACCGAAAGCGTGGCCCTCGCCTGCGCTATGGCAGCGGCCCTCCATGCGCGCATGGGCAATATGCTCTCCAACATGAAGCGGATCGCCCGTTGCCGGGATCTGCTCATTACCAATCTGGTGAGGTTCGTCCCGGATACCTATGTCAACGGCACCTATACCATCGGTGACGTGGTTCTCCGGCTCCCCGGCAACGCCAACCTTTCCTTTTTGGGCGTGGAATCTCAGGCCCTTGTCATGGCCCTGTCTGCGGAGGGTGTGTATGCTTCCTCCGGTTCCGCCTGTACCAGCGGGGAGGCTGACGGCAGCTATGTCCTACGGGCCATGGGCTACCCTGCCAGCCGTGCGACCTCCGCCGTCCGTTTCACCCTCCCCTATACCGTCACCGAGGATGATGTGATGGGCGCCGTCCCTCTGATCGTCAGCGCCGTGGAAAATCTCCGCCGCCTGACCCCTACCCCCTGATACGCGGGGCCAGACCGTAACGCTTGACTTCTGCTTCAAAATGCGATATGGTCAAACCATCAGGAATTTGGGAGGTTTTTGATATGGCACTGATAAAATGCACCGAATGTGGAAACATGGTCAGCGACAAGGCGGATAAATGCCCCAACTGCGGTTGTCCTGTTCTGGATATTCTTGATGAAACCATTCGACGGATGTCAGAGGAACCCGCACCGGACCCGGACCCCAAGGATAGTATTCAGCAAATTGCCTGCCCCTATTGCGGACATACGGAATTTGACATCATAAAAGAGGGCTTCAATGCAAAAAACGCCGCCGTTGGCTACGTCCTTGCCGGAAATTTCGGTGCTCTATTGGGCGCCGCCGGATGCAACAACATCAAACGTATCTGCAAATTCTGCGGAACTGAATTTTAGCAGATTTTCCCAGCAGACGGAAACAGCCGCCCAATCTCTGGGCGGCTATCCGTGCATGAAAAATAATGCTTGACATTTGCCATTGCATAATATATACTTTTGCCATGGCACAAGAGAGGTGAGAAAATGTCGCCACGCACTGGACGTCCAGTTAAGGGCACCAGCAAGAGAGATAAGAGTTTACAGCTCCGCATGAGCATTGAAGAACTCGCTCTACTTGACGAGTGTTCCAAGCAGCTTTCTATGTCAAGAACCGATGTAATCAATAAGGGAATCCGACTCGTAAAGGCCGAACTGGACAAAAAGAAATAACGATGTACTGTCAATTTCTTGGCGGAAATCAGTACACCGTTATCCACACAACCTTTCGGAGTGTGTAAATATTCTACTACGCTTCTTCCGAAAGGTCAACCCCCATTATTTCCACCGACAGCGAAAAACCCTCGTAAAACCTGTCAAAAACCCCCTTGGAGGGCTGTGGAATAATGGAAGTATCAAGACCAATCGAAAGGAGTTTTATTTATGCAGGAATTGACCACCATCAACAACGCCGAAATTCTCGTCAAGGAATTTTCCGGTCAGCGGGTCGTCACCTTTAAGGAGATCGACGCTGTGCATGGCAGACCGGACGGGACTGCCAGGAGAAATTTCAACACCAACAAATCCCATCTTATTGAGGGCGAAGATTACTTCGTACGAAATTCGTCCGAAGCCCAAAACGAGTTCGGAATCACGGCCCCGAACGGCTTGACCCTCATTACAGAATCCGGCTACCTCATGCTGGTGAAGTCTTTCACCGATGATCTGGCGTGGAAAGTCCAGCGGGAACTCGTCAAGGGCTATTTCCGGGCCAAGTCCTCCGACCCTCAATTCTCCACTCTATCCCCCCAGCTTCAGGCTCTTATCAATATTGAAATGCGTCAGCACGAGCAGGAGCGGCAGATGAACGAACTGGCCTTAAAGGTTCAACACAATTCCGACACGATGGATAAGGTCACAGCCGCCTATGTCGCGCCCATTTCCTCCGGCGATAACTGGCAGGAAAGCGCCAACCACACCATCAACGCCTTGGTTGAGCACTTCTGCCTCAATCACCAGATGTTCCGCCGGGAACTCTATGAGGAACTGGAACGTGAATCTGGCTGCGATCTTCAGCAGCGTTTGACCCGGCTGAAAAACCGTATGAAAGCGGCGGGCGCTACCGTCACCCAATGCAGAGCCGTCACGAAGCTCACCATTATCTCCCAAGATAAAAAGCTCCGTTCTATCTTCATCGGTATCCTGCGCCGCCGGACGCTGGAATTTACCGCCGCCGAGAACGCTTGACCTTTCCACATTTTTACACACATTCAGGAGGAAACATCCATGCTGACCATTAAAGAGCTTCTGCCTCTGTTTCAATTTGGCCCTAATGAAGAGGATGACCGCTGTGAAAAGTTCTGCGTGTCCGCCAACGGCCTTACCACCGACATCAACCCCAGAAACCAACTGGATATAGCCGCCTACGGAGATTTCATTGTGGACTATATCTATGTGGATAAATACGGCGTGGAAATCGCCATTAAAGCGGAATTTTGCAAAGCCGGGGCCTGATACGCCCCCCAAACGTTGGAAAGGACTGATTTTATGGGAAGAACCTCTGCACAGGAACGCCGGATCATGGCCGCTCTGGATAGCTGGCTCCGCAACGTGCAGGCCAGCGGCGCGTCGGAACGCACCGTCGCCACCTATGCGGACGTGACCAATTCGTTTTACGCCTTTTTGGTGGAAAGCGGCCTTTCCACCGAGGAACCCACCTTCACCACCATGCAAGCCTACCGGGATCACCTCTTTGACCGGGGCCTTTCCCCCGTCACCGTCCGGTATCATTTGGTGGTACTCCGCTCCTTCTTCACCTATGCCAGTTCCCCGGAGCTGGGCGAGGAACGGTTTTACACGCAAAACCCCGTTTCCCTTTACCTGATGCCCTCTCTCCGCAAGCTCGAGCGCCGCCCCTATGACGTGCTGCTCACCGACGAGCAGGTCTGCAAGCTCTGGCGGGATTCCCCCGTCCGCACCACCCACCCGGAAAACTGGCCCCGGAATTACGCCATCGTGATCCTCTTGCTGACCACGGAACTGCGCAACGCCGAACTGCGGGCCTTGACCCCGGCGGACATCGACTTGGAGGACGCCGCCCTCCGCGTGGAGCACGGCAAGGGCGATAAATTCCGGGTGGTGGACCTGCCGGACATTGCCGTGGTAGCCCTCCGCCGTTACCTCTCCTGCGGCATCCGCCCGGATGATCTCCCGGACACCGCCCCCCTGTTCGGAACCCTCCGTTCCGGGGAATGGAAGGCGGGCACGAAACAGTGGCTTTCGGATCTGGTGGAGCGCCACGTCCGTTCCGTCACCGGCGTTCCGGACATCCGCAGCCACGATCTCCGTCACGTTGGCTCTCGCCTGGACCTCAACTCTGGTATGCCAGAAAACGAACTGCAAGCCAAATTGGGCCATGCCAGCCCCATCACCACCCAGCGTTATTCCGGGCGGCTCATGGACCGCTCCGGGCGCAAAAGCGCCAAGAAAGTCTTTGCCGAGCGGGACCTGCAAGCCAAGCGCAGCGCCGACAAGCTCTCCGCCTTTTACGCCTGATCCCTCAACATTCACCCTGAAACCAAAACACACGTCCGTGCGTTCCGATCGCATGGGCGTGTGTTTTTATCGTGCGTTTTACAAAAGAAAGGACAATTTACTATGATTTACGGCTACATCCGCGTCTCCACCGACAAGCAGACCTTGGAAAATCAGCGCCATATCATCCTCAATTACTGTGAAGTAAACGGACTTCACATAGACGGCTGGATCGAGGAAACGATCTCCGGCACCAAGGCCCCGGACAAGCGCAAGCTGGGCCAGCTTCTCCACCATGTCCAACCGGGAGACACCATCCTCTGTTCCGAGATTTCCCGCCTTGGCCGCAGCCTGTTTATGGTCATGTCCATTCTCTCCCTCTGCATGAGCAAGCACGTCAGCGTCCACACCATCAAGGACGGCTTTGACCTCAGTGACGATCTCCAATCCAAAGTTCTCGCCTTCGCCTTTGCCCTTGCCGCCGAGATTGAGCGTCAGATGATCTCTCAGCGGACGCGGGAGGCCCTGGACCTCCGCCGCAGTCAGGGTGTCACCCTTGGCCGTCCCAAGGGTGCCTTGGGCAAGCACACGAAGCTGTCCGATTATGAAGATACCATCCGCATCCTCATCGAGCAGGATAATTCCTACGCGGAGCTGGCACGGCTTTTTCATGTGGACCGCTCCACCATGAAGCGCTTTTGCGACGCCCGTGGCATTAAACGCCCCCTTTCCCACAACGGCGCCGGCTTCATTTCCAATGTTGCGGGATAACCCCCTCTATTTCGCCCACAAACGCCCGCAGACGCCCTCCGCCGCTTCCCCATCACCGTTATACCACCTGACCCCTCATCGTTATCCAGCGTCCCTCCCTGCCCCCGCCGTTGCCGTTTATCGGCCGATA